TTATATAGCTTTTAAATATTCAGGTTCTATTACATCTGATGTTTCAGTGTCTTCATCATTTTTCTTAAAACATTTTCTTTCCCATCGTTTCACTTCGATAGTTAAGTAGCGCTTCACGGCACCAGGTGTATTACCAAAAGCAGGAGCAGGAAAAGGAATTCCCCAAGGTGTCATAATTTCCCAGCGACTAAGTGTACGTTTGCTGATTTCATATTTTTTACAAATAGTATTAGATGTTAAATACTTTTCCATTTAGCCCTCCGTATTACCCTGATCTTGCACTTTAGTAAAATTCCAAGGATCTTCAACTTTACCTAATTTGATTGAATAGCCTAGAAACTCATTAAGTTTTTCAATCTTTCGAATTTTAGCTAAATGGTCTGGTTGAAAATTAAAGTGGTACCAGCTATTCAATTCATCAACTATTGCCCATAAATCATTGAGCTCAAGATGAATTCTTTGCTTATTGTTTAGAACCATTTCGGGATGCTTTTCATCCATACCAAACTGAGCAGTTTTTAAGGCAATCTGGGCAATTTCAGTCGCTTCTTCTGCAAGTTTCATCAACAAAAATTGTTCATGGGTCATTTTATTCATTTTTGTGCTCCCGTTAAGCTTGGCACCTTATGAAAATGCATCCAATGAGAAGGGGGATCGTTGTCGTAATTTGCCCAGATATGATTTAAATCATCATCAGTAGTCATATAGTCTATTTCAGGGTCAATATCCGGCGAATCTGCCCAACAAATAAGGACCATTTTGTCGATAGGTGGCTCATCGTCTTTGACACTAATCCAAGTTGGACCAGCTTGTGCTTTGGCAGCAGCCCAACAAGAGGATGGAACGACACTCTTCTTTAAGTATGTAGATGTTTAAGGTGCTAACCATGAGTAAAGTAACTAAGAAAAGAAAATGCGGATCATGCGGAGGATATTGTGGTGGGCGAAAAGGAAGTTGCAAGTTTGCCGCTAATGAACTTAAGAAGCGTGAAGATCAACTATGGGCTTTAGCTGTATGTGGTTATAGAAAAGGGGCCAGCCATGAGTGATTGTAATAAAGCTGATCATCAGATAGATCCATTAGAACTATTTGAAATATTTTTCACTTCAATTACACCTGAAATGACTCCAATAGGTATTAGAAGTCACGGAATGCAGGCCACACATCATTTCTGGAAACAACGGTTTCTAAATGTTTTTCGGGGAATACCAGAGGATAAAGGGCTTGATCAATTTTCAGATTTACCAATTCTCTGGTTGTCTGCATGGAAACATCAACAAGAAAAAGTTGAAGAGCTTGAAAAAGAATGGCTTGAGATGAATCAAGAGCTAGAAAAATCAAGACAGGTTGGCTTTGAAGTTGAGGCAGAGAACAGAAATCTTCAAAAGCGGATCAACAAAGCTAAAGAAATTGCAGATGAATTAATGCAAAACGTTGAAAATTACAAACTAGGTGAGTTGTTAGAAAAAGTACTTAAAGGTGATTTGGATGAAGTCAGTAAAACTTAAATTTAAACGCGGTGATAGAGTTTATGTAGATTTCAAATCATGTAATCGAATGGAAACTGATGGAACTCATATTTTTGGTGTAGGCCAGATTGATAGGGTTGATGAAGACAATGATTTTCTAATTGGAAGACTCGATAAAGGTGGTTATTTTGGTTGTCCATCAACAGATGTAAAACCAATTAATGAGGCATGTATACACGGATATGATGTTGCATGTTTATTATGTGGATTTGGTCAATCTGAAACTACTGGAGAGAGGATCTGGCATACCCAACGATAGTATGTAAGATATAGTTTTTAAATGACAAAACGATTAAGCTCACCTATTGGTGGGCTTTTTTAAAATTAGTGAAATTGTATGAATATAGGTATTTGTAAGCTTTGTGGCGAAGAAAAAGAATTACAGCGTTCACATGTAATTGGTAAAACATTTTTTAAGCCAATCTTGAAGGATTCTAAAAAAAATGTTGCTTTTCAATTTCAGCTCAAGAAAAAAAATGTATGTACTACAAATGACACCTGGTTTACGCGGCTATTATGTAGTCAATGTGAGCAATTTTTTAATGAAAATTATGAAAATTATTCTATTGCAATCCTTCGAGAAAAAAGAAAAGAAGTTGAAATAATAAAAGGTCCAGAAGGAATAAAATATAAGAACTTAGACGCAGAAAAAATAGCGCTCTTTATACTTTCAATTTATTGGCGAGGAATACATTCTGATCATCATGCTTTTGCTGACTGTATAAATGATCCTACCCTTGAAAGTGTTCTAAAAGAAATAATTAATGGTAAATTAAAAATAGTTCCAAATTTGATTAAAGTTAGAATTAGGTTGTTTAAAGATTCCACAAGGTTTTTTGATGAAATCTCTTTAAAGCAAATTATTGTTGCACCCTTTACAGAATCATTCGCAAAAGGCTTCATATCTACAATGGCATTTGAAGGATATTTGGTTGAGTTATATTTCGGACCATTGAATATGTCAAATTTAACAAATAATGGGTTTGTAGATATTGGTAGTAATGAAGTTTACATTCCTTATTTAGAGATAATTTCACATCGAAAAATTAGGGAATCACTTTTTGATGGTGCAAAAATTATAAAGCAATACCCAGAATTGATTGAAAAGGGATAAAGTGTACAATCAAGTTCTAAACTCTTTTTGGCTAATTTATGAAAATTTGTATAGGTGGTGATCTAGACGGGCAGGTTGTTGATAAAGATGTCTATTCATTTAAAGCCGATCAAATTGATCCGGATAAGAAGTCCGAATATTTTATTCAAAGTTATATTCTTGGAGAAAAGAGATATAGGTTCTGGATTTGCTTTGATATTGATTTTCATGAAGCCTCCCAAATCGTTAGTAAAATGATAAGAACAAAACATTAAGATGTATATTGAATAAATTCGATATATATTTTATATTATGTGAACTGTTTATCGTTAAATGCCTTTATTGGTTTTATAGTCCGTACTTTCCCCAAGGTGCGGACTTTTTTTATTCCTAACGAAAATAATGAATTGGAACTAGGGTCCTTTCATATAAATCTAACGGTCAATAATTCTGGAACTAAGTGTTTTTAAGGATTATGTCATGCAAGAAGAGTTTCAAGTTTATTTAAATCTTACTTGCTTGATTTGAGGTCGTTATGATTAAAAAAAGTAACCGCCGTCAGTGGAGTGAATTTTTCTCTAATAATAAAAGACAAGAACTCTTTAAAGGTTTCAGTGTTTCATCAGGTAATGACAAAGTTAAAAAGCAGAAAACTAGCTCATCAAAACATGTGTTTTTCCCGTGCCATGTCGAAAAAGAAAATGACGGTGGAAACGGTGAAAATAGTATATATAGGGGAAGCACAGGCGGTGTTATCATTTCTGGTAAGCAATACATCACAATCAAATTGCCTTATGGATTAAGCGCTAATGAGATTTGGCGAGCTACAATTGATCAGAACGGTAAGCAAAGAAATAGTCTTTCAGTCGGTGCTAAAAAGTATAAGGACAAGGTTCAAAAACAATACGGACCTATGTTTAGAGCACTAAAGCTAAAAGCTATCGATCAACTTTGTGAAATACGGTTAATTGTTCAGCCACCACTTAAAACTCGTACATATAGTGCTAAGACATATCCACGATTTGATATTGATAACTATCCAAAACTTATTATTGATAGTGTCAAAGGTGAGGGCTTGTTATTCAAAGACGACAATATTTTCATAAGTGAACAAATTAAGCTGGCAGAACCATGTGAAGAAGGTTGTGTCTGGCTTTCTTGCGTGTTTACTGATGAAACTGATTGGTTGTCACAATCTGTAGATTTTGATTGGTTAGCTGGGAGAAGCATTTAAATGGCGAAAAAGAGCGATTTGCAACGTCGAGTACTTATCGGTAGAAAACTTGCAATGGCGCGTGACATGGCTCAATTACGTCAAGAAGACGTAGCATTAGAGATATTCGGTACACCACATAAAAATCGAATGAGTGAAATCGAAAACGGTAAGTTAATGCCTGACGCAGAATTACTTTCTTTGCTATGTCAAAAATATGGTGTTTCAGCCGACTGGGTTCTTGGTTTTACAATTGAACCAGAACTAGATAAAACGGCTTCTGTAGCTGGTATTCTGTTTAACAGTCTTGGTGAAATGATGAGTGAATATACTCAAGCCATGGCATTTCAATTAAGTATGGCTGCAGCACAGCATATTACTTCTTTCCCTAAAGCCTTAACGGTTGAGTTACTTGAAGCCTCAAAAGGGCTTATTCAAGCATGTTTATCGCAAGATCAATCTATTCAAGAAAAGGTTTTACCAGAACTTCACACTCTTATGCGTATCGTTCGTGAGTGTGAACAAAATCGTGCGAAACAAATCCGTAACTTAGAAATGGCTATCGATGATGTTTTCCAACGTGAAGAGAACGATTTACAGCAAAAAGCTCTAATTGATCTTATCCAAAATAAAAAACGTTTTAGCAAGGCTTCTTTACAGCAACAAGCTATAGCTGAAGTAAAACAAATAGGTCTATTTACAGAGTAATGGATAGACATAAATGGCACGCAAGATTGAATACTCGGAAGAAATTTGGAACAGACTAAAAGAAGTCTATGAATCTTCACCCAAGATTACATGGCAAGGTTTAGTTGATCTTGTTGGCGAAGAACTCGGTTGTGAGATGCCTTCGCCATCCGTTGTACGCCGTAAAGCACTTGCTGAAAAATGGAAAAAGAAAGCTAAATCTCTAGTCAAAAAGACAGCTCAGGAGCTTAATAAAGAGATTAAAAAAATGACCAAAAAAAACAATGGTCAAGAAGATACACAAGATACTGAAAAAACTGAAAAAAGTAATAGTCAAAACTCTGTCAAAAAAACGTCAAATATTGCTGAATTTAATAGTCAAAACTCAAAAAATAGTGGTCATAACAACGGCCGTAGTTCTACAGTCAATGAGAACTATCTGAAGTCTGCATTAGTGGTCAAAAACAACCGTTTGCGTGCACACAAATTAGGTGGGCTCATTGACGATACTATCGATAGTGTTATTCATGTACGTGATGAAATTTTAAGGTTACATAATCCAACTGATGAAGAGCTAGCATTAGTAAAGTTCAAAATGGGCATAATTTGTCAAATTGTTGATCTGAATGTAAAGCAAAGTATTAGTGTATCGAATATTGCAAAAGTTGAGGCTCAGTTCTGGGGATTAGATGCGGATGATCTGAAAGATCAGTCAGAAGTACAAGCACGGCGTAGTTCTGTAATTTCTGGTGCTGAAGAAAGAATGGCAATTGCTAAAGCAAACATGAAACGGAAAAAAGAAGAAGCATTTATGCGTAAGTTAGCGCTAATTGAAGCAGGTGAAGTAGAGCCTGAAGATGTTCAAGAATAAGTTGAAAATACACTGGAATATAGTTGATTAATGAATATACTATTTACTTGATATGTACAACAATTTTCATTTCATCTAACAACTTAATTCAAGACATCTAAAGTAGGAGAATAATTCTTGAATCCTTATTTTTTTGGTATTAACCCTTTATTTTTATATGCCTTTTTGGTGGTTATTGCCATCGTGGGCATTTTGTTGATTCGTTTTAATAAGTTTCATAACACTGCTGGAAGTGGATTCGGTGTTATTTTAATCGGCTTAGCTATAATTAGTGGTTTCTCCTATCATAGCTACATGAGTAAACCAATTTCTCATGCAGACGCAAAGAAACTTGATCTTGTATACGATGAAAGCTACGGCAATCCACAAGCTGAAGCATTCCGAAACGAAATGTCAGACTTAGCTAAAAAAAATGGGATAGTTGTTAGTTCAGCATTTTCATACACTGGTAGCGATATCTATGTTGACTACATTACAAGAAGCGACTTCAATAGACTTGCTAAGCTCTATGATGAAAGCAAAAGAATTGACCTAAATTAAGGAGTTATAATGACAACAAAATCGTTTCAAAATCTTAGTGTTATGCAACGTGTTGAAGTTGCATTATTTGTTTCCGGAATTGCTGTGGCTTACATGGTAATTTTGATGTTAATAATGAAGCCCTATTTGATTTTCATCAATCCTATATCGATGCTGTTTGTTGAAGCGGCCGGTTTGGACCCTTTCAATAATGTTTTACAAATTTTAAGTGGCTTTTGCTTCATTCTAACGCAACTCACTGTACTTTTAGTTCCTTATATAATTGTTCGTTTTTTAGTAGAAGTTTTCCTAAAAAAAGCTGAAAGAAGAGTAACTTTTTAAGCCCTAAATTATTAGTTAGATGGCCTGTCTGAGAGTTTATACAATAGGAACCTATCAACATTTAGTTCAAAAAACTTAACCAAAATGCCCTATATCAATATGGGGCATTTTCGTTATGACAGATTCAAATCACAATAATCCAGTTTTATCATACGATGAGTTGGGCTTCATCATCGGGATGAAACGAGTTGAAAAAAAAGTAAGTACGATTGATTCAAATATTGAGAAGATCATAGATATTCTAACTCAAAGCTTTGAAGAGCAAAAAGTACAACTTGCACAGCCTCAGCCTAAACTGACTGAATTTCAAAAGATGCTTAATACTGTCAATAATAGACAAGCTTTAGATTTTGAAGATTTATTAAAAGAAAAAGCTAATCCAATCACTCAATCTTTTGTTGTAGCCGACAAGTTTGTGAAAGACTTTGCTGATGTATTGGAGCAATCGGTTAGTGACCTTAATTCAGCAAATAAAGAACAAATCAACCGACCTAAGGCACGAAAGCCAACTATAGAAATTAATAGCCATGAAGATTTGAATAAGGTCGTAAGCTCATCTACACCAGAACGTGATGAGAACGGACGTTTTGTTTCTAATCAAGATGATGTTAAAAACCAATCCGCTATTAGCAAAGTTGCCCAAACAATTACCACGGCGGTAAAGGGTGTAATGCCGAACTCACCGCAAGGTGTAGATCCTACAGTTGATGCAATCAATGAAGTTGGTCACTTACTTTCGCCTGTACGCCGTGCTGCTGGTTTAGCATTGCGGCCATTAACAGGATTGATGCGTAGTAAAAAACGTAATGAACCATTACCAAGAGAGCAAGAGAGCCATAACCGTAAACAAATAAAGTTATTGCAGCGAATTGCCGATAATTTAGCTGCTAGAGGCGGTTTATTAGGTTCTCTAGGGAAATTACTTACTTCCGTGTTATCTGCTGGTGGTGGGCTTCTAGGTGGTGCTCTAGGCAAAGGAAAAAAAGGTATAGGGAAATTAGGAAAGGGCTTAGGTAAATTACTTAAGTTTGGCCGTGGCCTACCCGTAATTGGTGCACTGGCTGCTGGTGCATCATTGTTAGATTGGAATGAACAAAGCACACAAGAAAAGGGCGGTACGGTTGGTAGTCTTGCTGGGGGCGTGATTGGTGGTACTGTCGGTTCTTTAATTGGTCCAGCTGGTACCTTAATTGGGGGCATGGCTGGTTCTTGGATTGGGAATAAACTTGGAATCGTAGTTGCGCCGTATTTCAAAGAGTGGACAGATTCTTTAATTGCTGCAGATGTACCAGGTATTATTAATGCTGCTTGGAAAGGATTTGTAAGTTATGCGTCTAATGCTTTTGAACAGGCGAAAGGTACAGCCTCAAAAGTTGTAGACGGCGTAAAAGAAACGGCAGGTGATACATTAGATTTCATTAAAGATAAATTTAACCGATTTAATCCATTCCATGAAGGCGTTCCCACATGGGGCATTGGGCAAGGAGTTTATAAGCCGGGTTTTGGTGCAAATGCTGGTGTAGCACAATATGGCGCCACTATTGCACAACCAGTTAATAGATCAGCTGCTAGAGATGAGGCATTAAAGTTTTTCACAAGCAAGGAAGGGGGAAATTGGACACCTGAACAAGCTGCTGGAATAGTTGCGAATCTTGAAGCTGAAAGTGGCTTTAAACATACGGCTATAGGTGATAGTGGTAAAGCTTTTGGAATTGGTCAATGGCATCCTGATAGACAAGCTAAATTTAAACAAAAGTTTGGTAAAGATATTCGTCAATCCTCATATCAAGAACAATTAGCTTTTGTTAACTGGGAATTAAATAACAATGAATCATCTGCAGGTAAAAAGTTAAGACAATCTAAAACTGCTAATCAAGCTGGCGCTATTGTTTCTCGATATTATGAACGACCAGCAGCAGTTGAAGCTGAAGCTATGAAACGTTCTGCAATGGCGCAAAATATCCATGTTGATGCAGATAAAAGATCTCTACTCACAGATAAGCAAGATAACTCTAAAACATTAAAAGATATAGAAGCTAAAACAGTAAAGAGTGCTTCTAAGGTTGAGCCAAAGCCGGAGAATATCTATAACCAAACAAGTAGAAAACTTTCAGGCGTACTGAGCTCAAAAACCCCACATCTACCAACTTCAAAAAGAGATCTAAGTTCAAATGTAACTAGCCTAAAAAGTAATCCTATAACTAAAATACCAGCCTTTAAACAGCCACTTAATACTCCAAACCCTCAGGAAGTCGTTGTTGTTAATGGTAATAATGGTAATATCGGTCAGAACGTAAATGATAGATTCCTAGCCCATGCTTTAACTGGTGGGATAGGAATGGGAAACTTAGAAGGTTAGTTTATTAATGACTCTTAGGGCTTTAAATTTAACGGTATTAATGATTATGCTTGCATTAGCTGGTTGTAATAAAAATAATGAGCAACCAGCGGAAGGTTCTAAATCAGCAATGCAAGAACCGGTTAAAGCGGAAGCAACTTATGATTTCTCATCTTTAAATGAATCTGATTTTTTGAATCAAAGTATTTTAGTAAATGATGACAAAACTTATAGAGCAATCAGATTTCATGATTATGCTGTAGGTACAAAGGTAGTAGGTGCAGCGAGTATTGATTCAATCCAAAAAGTTGATAATCACACTTTAGCTTTGGTATCAACACGGCCTCTAATTAATCAAAAGGCTGGTCTATATGGTGTAATCGGAAATAAAGCTAATTTCGATGGTAACTTAGCAGTACTGGTTTTTGACCCGAAGGAACAAGCGAGGGTAATAGAAGGAGATATAATCGCATTTAAAGGCACTGTTGCGCCGTCAGATGTATTTACTTATACGAACCCTACGACTAATCAAATTGAAGAGTTGCCGATTGTTTATGTTCATTACTATCAAGCTGGTGACCTATCAATACAAGGTATAAACGATTATCTGAAAAAACAACCTTCTGAACTTCCTAAAATCATTCAAAACAAAATTTCTCAATATGAAAAGCTCAATGATTCATGCCGTGGCGGTTCGGGTGATGACCCCAAAACGATTCAAAGCTGTAACGCAAGAGATGCTTTATATGTTGATATAAAAAATGGTGGTTGGTGTTGGGGTTCAGAAAATCAGAATGCTGCAGGATCAGATTTGATTTGGTTACCTTGTATAAAAGATAGATATAAATAAAAAAAGGAAGCCAGCAATTAAGCTGGCTTTCTAATTATTGGATAAATGGCAGAATTGCTTTACTTAGCTTTTCAACCACCTGAGTACGAGGATAACTAGAGTTTACCTTTCCATGATTTGGAAAACCCAAAATAGCTTGCTCATCTGGTTCTAAACTAAGAACCTCACTTGAAGAATTTGTTAAACGTAAATCAATGCGTTGCAAAAAATTTAAAGCTGCGGCTTGTTGAGCAGTAAGAAACTGTGGCTTTACATTCAATTGAGGATATTGAACATTTTGAAACGGCTGAAACTTTTTGGTAGTAACTACAACTTCTGAATGTTGATATTGTAAACAAAGGTTTTGGTTCTCATTACAAAGAAGTACATCTTCATAGGTGAAACTATTGCCATATGGATTAATCTTTTGGGGATCCAATTCAAGTACTTGTCCCTGATAATCAAATCTCATTTTAAAATCCTAAATAATATTGTGATGAAATACATGCTTTCTAAGAAGCTTGATAATTCCTTGTACCATTTAATTTTTGAAATGTGAAAGGGAAAATCATTAAATTTCTCATCACCCTGAACCACTTTGTACTGGAACCATTATCATTTCAACCGATGTATTACTAAGAAAATAACCTTAATTAAATGAGGTTATTATTCATGGGCAGTCTTAATCTTGCAGCTGTAACAGCTACTACTCCATATATTAAAAAGATCCAATCTGCATTAGAAAAGGCAACAGGTCAAACTATTGTCACACCTGAGTTTCGCAAAATTAAGCGTGTTGCTGGTGTTAGTGTCTTACCAGTTGCATTTTTCTTTTCAGGTGGCGCTACGCTCACACTTTATGTTCGTGCTTTAGCAGATGTGGTGAAAGCTGAACTTAATGACAAAGTGATTGTGTTATCAGGTGATTTTAGTGATGACTATAAGCCAACATTTGAAAACGCCGTGAGTTGTGTTGCTAAACTTATCCGTGAAGCACAATCAAAGATTCAAGAACAAAATAAACGGGAAAAAGTTAGTTTGCCTCCGCGCCGTACTTCTGTGGATCAGAAAATTAAAGAAGTACAAGAACAAGAACAAAAGCTAGATGAAGACTTAGCAAAACAAACCGCTCAGCGTGACCAACTGATGGAACAAATTGAACATGCTAAGCAACAACTAGGTATAAGTTCGGAGGCTGGTCAATCCGAACTGGGAAAGCCTGAATTTGATAGTGCGAGTCCAATCAAATCAGTTACAGCAAATATCACACGTGGTAAAGCTGCGATGAACAAAGCCATTATGGAAAAAACCACAGTTCATAGAGCTATGTATCGCAATGATCTAGGCTGGGTGGATTTTGAATATGGCAGCGATAAACAGGGCATTAAGCATATTATAAAGCGCCGTATGGAAAGTGATGGCATGACATATGATGAAGTTGTGCATATGCTTGTGGATACTATTGTGCAAACAATCGCTCAAGGTAGTACCCGCTAGTACAAAAATTGCAAAAGGCTTTTCAATTACTGAAGGGAATCAGTTTGAAGAAGATGCTGTAGATCCAACAATGCTTCCTTTTTCAATCTTTTAATTAATGGTGTTTTTACGGTATGGCTTTGGCACCATTAAAAGAAATTCCCGAATGGTGGGAACTTTGTGAGCGTTATCGATACGACATCTATGCTTTCGCCGTAGAAGCATTAGGTGTCGAACCCACATGGCAACAAGAATTACTTTTTGAATCTATTGCATTTGATGGTAGTCGTACATCCGTAGCTTCAGGTCACGGTTGTTTTGGAAAAGGGACTTTAATCAAATTAGCCAATGGGGAATTTATCCCAGTTGAGCGCATTAACCTAAATCACAAGATCCTTGCTGCAGATGGTAAGACTGAACTAGATGTAATTAAAACAGTAACTGGTTATCAGGATATGTACAGGTTTGAATATGAGAATGGCAAAGCTCATACATTCAATAAATCGCATATCCTTTGCTTAATCTCTTTATACGATGGTAACGGCTGGTCAAAGGGCGACAAGATTGAATTGCTTGTTTCTCAATACATGAACCTAAAGCCAGAAAATAGAGAACAGTTTGCATCATATAGGCTTGTTGATGGGGAACATGAGCCTTTAAAAATCACATCGGTTGCCGAGCTGGGTGAAGGTAAATATTACGGTTTTGTACTCGATCCAGATCCATTTTTCTTAGGTGAAGATGACTTAGTACTACATAACACTGGTAAAACGGCCAGTGCCGGTATTGTTGCCTTATGGCATCTCTTGTTTTTTGATGAATCAATCATGATGTTTACTGCCCCGCAGATCGGGCAGTTAAAGAAACAAGTCTGGAAAGAAATCAGTATCAATCTAGCACGATTGAAGCAAGGGCCTTTGGCTTGGCTTGCTGATTATGTCGGGTACCAGTCTGAACTCGTTTACATTAAAGGCTACAAAGAAAAGTGGTATGTCTTTGCTAAGACAGCACCAAAACATCAACCTACAAACTTGGCTGGTAACCACGGCGATAACTACATGGTCTGGGTCGATGAGGCCAGTGGTGTAGATGATGCCGTACTTGATGTGGCGTTTGGTGCCTTAACGCACGAAGATAACCGTGCAGTAATGACCTCTCAGCCTACCCGTAACGCGGGTATGTTCTATGAGACTCATCACAAGTTAAGTCATAGAGCTGGTGGCGTTTGGATAGCTCTCACATTTAATGGGGAAGAGTCACCACTAGTTAGTAAGCAATCCTTAGAGGAACAACGGCAAAAGTATGGAAGCCGTGAAGATGCTCAGTACAAGATCCGTGTTCTAGGTGAATTCCCAGACCTATCAGATGAGTTCTTAATCACCAAGCGTCAAACTGAAGAAATGTACGTTGGCGCGAGTATTTTTGATGACCATCAATTCGGTTATGTCATTACGGTTGACGTTGGTGGTGGGGTCGGCCGTGACGATTCTGTAATTGTTGTGTCTAAAGTTTGGGGTGAATCGCAATGGGGAGAGCGTGCACGCCGTGTAGAAGTTGTTGATATCCCTCTATGTAAAAATAGAGACGATATTATTGAGTTATTCGCAAAAATTAATGAACTGCTTTTACAGTATCCAAATGCAAACCTAGTAGTTGATGACAATGGTGCTGGTAAAGGTCTTGGTCAGTACCTTAAAAAGCAAGGTATTTTCTACGTTCCAGTTTATTGGGGCTCACAATGTTTTAGTAATGACAATAGAAAAGAGTTCACGAATAAGCGGTCATTGGCTTATGTGGGCTTAGCTCGAGCAATCGCAAGTGGTCGCTTTAAAATAAAAACGAAGAAACACAATGTGAAAATTAAAGATCAATTAATTCACGTTCCATACCGTTTTGATGACTTTGCCCGATACAAAATCTTGAGTAAAGATGAAATGAAACGTATGGGAATTAAGTCGCCCGATTTAGGTGATGCATTTGCTTTCTTATTCCTTGAAAACGTTCACTACACTGAAGCATATGAAACTGTAAATGTCACAGATGATACGCCTGAAGGTCGAGAGCAGGCTGAACGTAAGTCAAGATTCAGTGCTTTAAGAGAAGCGGCTGAAAGTGAAAAGGATTAATTTAGTGGAACTGCCCCCTAAGTTACTTAATTGCCATAACTACCATAGATCAATAAATCATATGGGTGGGTTATGGCTATTAACTTCTTTTTGACTGACGCAGGTCGTAATGCATTAAATAAAGTAGGTGATGTTGCTAGTTTTGGTGGGGAGTTAACCCATCTTGCTGTAGGTACTAGCAAATTTGATGCATCAGTAGAAGCGAAAAACCTAACTTCTCTTAAAAATGAATTAGCCAGATTTTCTCTTAACGGTGGTGGTGTAGATACTGAGACTGGTACTTTGCGTTTTGTGATGAGTATTGAGCCAACTTTAACAATGGAAGTGTTTGAGATGGGTATATACCTATCAGATGGCACTTTGCTTGCGGTAGCTTCCACTACAGAAGCTCAATCAATCATGTCTTTACATGCAAACGTAGTAGCCATCGTTACATTTGGATTTGTTTTAACTGACGTTAATTTAAAAAACGTAACTATCAAGATTGATCCAAACACCCCAATTGCGGTGATGTTGATGAATCAGCATAGTGCAGATGAAGACCCACACCCACAATACGGCGCGTTAATTCGTAAGCTCATGACTGAACATAACCAGCATGAGGATCCTCACCCTCAATATGCATTAGAGAAGGATGTAAAAGCCAAGGACGATGATTTACAACATCAGATTGATGATCTAGATCTTAGTTCCAAAAACTTGTTACAGCAGTTAATCGATTTCAAGAAAACCTTAGATGCTCAATATCCAAAATTGATTGGATCAGGTGTAAATATTGGTAGCACTGCGACAATTGAATTAGGTGGCAAAGTTACTGATTTACGTGATTCAAAGTATGCAATCCATCTAACGCCCGAAAGCTCACATGAAGCTTGGAAGCTTACTCGTGCGGAAAAAGGTTTCTCATATGAAGTTTGGGAGCGCTCAGGTCAAAACCGTATTGGATATTCAGGTACTGTGAATTGGTCAGTCATTCAGGTAGCTGCAGAAACACTTAACGATGGAAACGGCGATTACACAGTACCAGGTGTTTATATCATTCCAATTCAACCAAAAGAACAAAAAGAATTCATTTTAGTAGGTGCTGGCGGGGCAGGTGGTGGCAGTGTATGGGAGTTAGGAGCATTGGCACATGGGACCAGTGGTACAGATACACGCTTACGTTTAAATGAACTTGATTTGGCGGTTATTGGCGGCGGTAAAGGCGGTACCAGTGGTCAGTGGTCGAATGGTAGTGCTTTCTCAAATGGTGCTGGTGGTTTAGCAGGTGTAATCACTGTGACCTCAAGCATTACCGAAATATCACGCAAGCTTGGTAACGCTGGTACAGCTGCAAACCAAACTAACCACAAAGGCGGCGCATCAGTAAGTCCAGTATCAAACTGGGGTGCTGGTGGTGATGGTGCTAATGGTGTTGGAGATGATGGCTGGGCACTTGGTGGTGGTGGTGCAAGTGGTGGTTTACTCATTTGCCGATATGTGAATTCAACCGAAAAAACTCAGTATATGACTTTAGTTGTTGGTGAAGCTGGTCACACTACTGAAAGTAACGGCAACAGCGGTAAAGCAGGGATCGGTGGCTTTGCGCGTGTAAGTACTGTGAAAGCTTAAATAGGTGAAACAGTATGAGAAATGACTATCGAAATGCTATTAGAGATTTAATTCACCGAAATCTTCAACAGAATAATATTCAGAACTTGATTGTATGGGAGATAAAGGAGGATGAAGCACAAGATCCTTCACTCCTAAGTTTCAAGCTTTATGGTTCAAGGAATCATATTGATGCGGTTTTAGTAGCCTGTAGTGCCAACGGCATTTGGGAAAAGTTACCTCTACAAAAGGTAGCATTTCCAAGGCTCGTTGATCTTTTAAGACTTCAAAAAGAATTCCTGCAGGATAATTAATATGTCAGCATTCAAGCCAGATGATTTACGCCGTGCCCAGCTGCAATTAAACCAATCTTTGCAAAATGGCGGGGTTCGTAGAGATCAACAGAGTCGCCAACGCGCAGATCGTGAACAGCGGGCATTTGCCGAAAAGGAAATTGAATATGATGATTGGGGAAGAAAGATCCCTAAGCCTATGTTCTTGCGGCCACAAGATATTGCACAAGGCGAAAAATATGATGTAGAGAGAGTACTTTTTACAACCTTAGGTCAGCGAAATGGGGAAGTGCCACGGCGTATTACCCGTGATGATATCTTGGCATTTCAGGAAAACATTCAACTATTAAAAGATCAGTATAGTAAGGGTATTACTCCTCAAAACATCATTAATTTAAGCCGACAAGATGATATTGACCGGGCAAATGAGCAAATCTATTTGGCGGTACCAGTCAGCAGAAAAGCTGGTTTAGTACACTTACTTACTAATGCTGGTCCAAATAGTAAAGTTTTAAATCATCACGTTGAGATTGAGTTTTCAAACTTTAAATCTGTCGTATTTGATATCGACAAACAGGCATTAACCACTGTTAAAAACCGATTGGCTAAAGGCAAAATCAAATTTCAGTGTGATTGCGAACGTCATACGTTCTGGTACCGCTATATGGCAACTATTGGCGGCTACAATTTAGGACGTGATGAGGGTGGCTTTCCGAAAATACGTAACCCGCATTTATCCGGTGTAGCTTGTAAGCATGTTTTGCGTGTTGTTAAGTGGATTGGTTCGCCATCAGGCATTGCATATCTTAAAAAGGAAGTAGAGAAAGACCGCCAGAAACAAGTTGGTGCACGATATAAGCAAACAGATAAGCAAATTCAGAATTCGATCAATGAACAAGTAAAAGATGTGATGAATGGTTCTGTTAAGCCCATCAAAGCCAATATTCAAAAAGCTGAAAAAGAAATGATGCGTAGAGCAGATAAAGTTGCGAAAAAACTATTAGAACGTGAACTGAAAACCCTTAAACGTTTTGAATTAGAAACTCTTAAAGCTAGTCAGATTGAAAGAGTTCAAGCCTTACATAAATCAGGCGCTATTGACCAAGAAATGCTTAATATCTTTATGAAGGGTCTAAGTCGAAATGCTAAATAGATCAGTAAATCAAGTTGCAAATGGACGCCGTTTAGCAGCGAGACGTGTTGTTATGAATGCACTAGCTAGTATTCCAGCACAAGTTTGGCGCAAAGAAGTAATTTTCAATAATCCAGCTGAAGATTCAAAACCTGTAGATCCTCTTTCTTTTGAAGCAAATACTTTATCGATTCAAGATGAACCTAACTACAAGTATGAATATAAAGGCGCTGCTTATGTTCATTTAGATAAATTTAATGGTGGTTATATTCAAAAGAACTTCTCAATGAATAACCCCTCAGATTTGGTGCTAACTGCTCAAGTAGAGCCATTTAATGATGAGTTGGAAGATGTATTGGAAAGGATAACCAACATTCCCGACTTGATTCTTAAAGAAGGGGATCTTTTAGGTTTAATGATTTATGAAAATCTAATGTTGTGGTTTGAAATTGTAAATATTACTGGTTTTAGCCTCATGGCTGATTTTGGCAGTAAGTATGTTTTAAACCGTAGAGATGATTTGTTTATTTCACCTATAGGTGATGGAGAAACCAAATGAGCTATTTAATTTTCAATGTAAAAGGTAAAAAGACTGGCGACATTGAAATAGCTGAACAATGTACTTCTGCAATTTTCAATTACCAGGTTATCGGGAACGGGGCAGAAGTAGAGTTTTTCGGAAGCAATGTTCCATATGCAGATCCGCAAAACGATTCTCATTGGGTGCCTATTCTTACTTTAACAGCTGCTGCACCCGATACAGAACCGTTTAGACAGCATTGCTGGGATAAGCTCCGTTATAAAGTGAAAGCAGGTGATAATGTGGAGATTTATGTTTCAAGTGGTGTAAGCGGATAGCTATATAAATAAAGGGCTGAGATGGTCCTTTAGCTACATTTTCTTTGTCCTCAATTTTGGGGACTTTTTTACGTTTGGAACCGACCAGCTTTAGTAAAAATAGCACATGTCAGACTTTCTGCATCTTACATAGAAAGCCAAAGGCTGGTTTAAAATGACTGTGTTAACAGACGAAATTCGTAAAAAGTATGATGCTCAACAACTAGCTACTGTTCAGTGCCGAAATTACTATTTCAAAAGTCCTGATGAGCTTGAAAATGGGTTTGATAGTGCTCAAACAGCTGCAGAAGATTACCCAGAAGTATTAAAAGAAATCTTTGATTCAATCGGCATGGATTATGCACCAGAAGTTGATAAAGCTGTGATGTTTGGGGTATCACAATATCAAGCACGTCATGGCGGTGAACTACCACATCCATCAATTGTTGCAGCGGCTTTAACAGCTGGTTTAAATGGTGCAAAACAAGCAGCTGCATTGCCTGCTGATACTATTAGCTATTACGACAGTATTAATGAATCTGGTTTTGATGATGTGAATCACCAGCATCATGAATCTGTAAGCATCGTTCCAGCAATTACAGTTGCTACTATCGCCAACGTTATCGCTTATGCAACTCCTATCGTTGCAATGATTCCCAACTCGAATGGTTCAAATGAAGTCCCGATTGTATCTATTCGCTTCATCACCAACCGTGATTTTGGTGCAATGAAGAAATCAGAATACTTAGATGGTGCAAATGCTTCTAAGCCGTATGTAGAGGGACGTTTCCGTTATGCACTATCCAATGGGGGCGCTGGGGCGACATACTCTGTAACAGCTCGAACTGGTTATGAAGACTTCAAAGCTAAAACACCTGACGCCAAAGCGAGCTTATTGCCATTTATTGCTGGTAATGTATCTATCAAGATCAATGGTAAAGAAGTAGCACATACCCGTAACCGAACAAAATCAAAGATTACAGGTAAAATTTCAGCTATTGCTGAGAAAGACGTAGTAGTAAACGGCGTTGAATATCGTGTAATTGGTAGCGAAATTGATATTTCAGCTAGCAAAATTAGCGTGACCTTAAATGAAGCATTACCAGCTGGTGCAAAAGTTGAAGTTCATCTTGTGGCTGATTTTGACGCACGTGATGGTAATAATAACTACCTATTAACCCCAGTTGGTGTTGATTTTGAACCTGAATATGAAACTTTGGTGGCATCACCAATCATGGCACGGGTAACAGCTTCAACACTATTACAATCTCAACTAACTAATGAACTTAAGCTTGGTTTCCTAGGTCAGGCTTTAGCAATTGTTCAAGGAAAGATCTTCTTAGAACAAACTGTACGTTTATTAGGTGAAGCAAAAGACTTAGCTGAATACTCAGGCCGTGAAGTTACTTTTGATGCTTCTCGTGGTGTGACTGGTAAATTAGCAGCTGCATATAATACATCTGGTGACTTGTTTGGTGAAGTAAATAAGTTTATTGCTGCGGCCAAATTGGATATTAACCAACGTACAGGTGGCTCTACTGTCGCATTTGACCTTTATGTTGGTGATACTGGGTCAGTATTCTTTAATCAACTGTCAAGCGATAAGATGCCAGTTAAAACAGGATACTCTGCTGGTTATGGTCAAATTGTCCGTATTGGTACTCTTGCAGATGGTACTAACGTTTACCACGCACCGTCAGCACAAGAGCTTGTAGCTGAAGCAGATACAGCGTTTGATATGCTTTTAGTGGGTCGTGGTAATGAGCCAATTCGTGCGCCGTTCGTTGGCTTTATTCAAACTCCTCTTTCAGTTATTGAAACTCGACCTGACGCGCGTGAATCAGTACTTACTTTAATCGGTGCTCAAGCAGCCGAAATGAACCCGTTAGAACGTTATGCTGATCAAAGCTATGTCATTCACTGTATCAATATGCCATCCCTCAAAAATTCGTAAGTAAAACAAATAAGGGCGCATTTCGATGCGCCTTTTTACCCTATTAATTGGAAGGATAATCTTATGGCTGCAGCAACTCAAAACACTGACGAAACTTTAGCTTCAACTGATGATCAAACTACTACCAAACAAAAATCTACCCGTAGTAAAACTAATAAATCTACTGAGACACAAAATACTCAATCTGGTGATGAAAAAGCTTCAGATCAAGGTGATTTATTAAATAGCCAAGGTCCTGAAAACGGCGTATCTCAAAATGAAGGTGAGCAACCTACTGATTTGAAAAATGGCGATTCAGATAATGAAGATTCCAGTACTAAAGATAATGGAAATTCAACTGAATCATCAAATAAGACACAACAAACTGATATTCCCATGGCCGAATATCAAATTGTGAAAAATCTATCTGGTTCTACTATTAGTATTGTAGATCCTCTAGTTATTAATGTGACTAATAACGGATTTTCAACTGTTTTAGAACCGTTATCACGTGTTGCTATTGAGGCAGGTAAAACAGCAAGTATTACGTGTCATAACCAAACATTTAAACATCAAGTTCTTGAAAACTTACGTCAGTTGAAGGGGCTTGGTAAGAATCTAACTGTTGAGTAACAAGATGACTATTTTCATTATTGATGGCACGAACCCAATTATGGATGCTGTAGGTGATCAACCAACTGAACGAAGTATTACACTTCAAAATAACGGTTTAAGTGACATTACCGAACCATTTACACAAGTTTTGGTACAAGCTGGTCAAAAGGTAACATTCACTTTGATCGGTGATGAAGCTCATAAACAATTGCTAGATAACCTAGATCAAATTAATGGCTTGAAAGGTAATGTACTTCAAATTGTACCAACTGAGGCAGAAGAACCTACAGAACCTACTAACGGATTATAAAATTTAGGAAATTAAAAACCACTTTCGAGTGGTTTTTTTACATTGGAACTAGCCAGAAAATCAAAAACACCCACAGCTCAAAATACTTAAAACAAATAGCCTTGGGCGTGTAATGTAATGAATATACTTGCTCTATCAAGTACAGGTGAGCTATCCCTTGTAGCAGGGGCCAGCCCATCTCTAAAACTGGAATTTGATACTCACAGTTATCTTGCGAATACAGAAATCAATGTGGCCTTTTTTGCGAAAGTAACTAGCCCACGGGGTCCTGCAGATATTTCTATGCGTTTGGAAATACGTGATGCGGTAACAGGTGATCAAATTGTTACTGTTCAGGGATTAGTAGATGGAGACATTGAAAATTCTGCTTCTATTGTCGCTGTAGCTGATGCGAAAGAATATTTTGAGCGATTTGATTTATCGTTAGGTATTGATGCGTTACAAGCAATCCTCAAATCAAATGCTTATAACGAATTAAATAGTTTAGGTCGTGCTTCAAAAACATTGGCATTGGAAGATGAATCGTTACCATCATTTAATCCAGATGAACTATATAAGATTCTGACGAGTCAATTAAGTACACCAGCATATCTGACTTTACCAAATCCTCATGATTTACCAATTTATGTTGCGGCACAACGTGCAGCTACAAAGTTACGTATTCCTTTGGATGCTGAAATCAACCCAACTTTTACAGCTGAGCAAGCAGCTCAATTTGCGACAAGCGTAGATGCTCAATCACAGTTTGTTCAATTCATTTGGAGTCCGAACCTATGCCGGCCAACTGGTGCTGTCACACTAAGAGGGCGTAAGGTCCCAGCTTATTATTTGGGCCATTACATCGGCGATAAATTATTACGTAACGCAAAGTTAAATAAACAAGGCTTTGCGCCGTTAAAAAATGCAGTAGCTTGGAAAGATTATCCATTTACAGCAAAAAACTTAAGCCAGATGCCGAATATTGATCTTGAAGATGAACAGACTCAAGAAATGTTGGCAAAGGCCAAAGTAAATGTAGTTCGCCCAGTTAAGTTTGAAACTACATTATTCGTTTTAAGTGATGTACTAACCCAGTATCAAAGTAAAAATAGTGCATTGCGTTTAGTTCCTGCAGCTGAGATTGCGGCACGAGTTACGAATAAATGTATCGAAATTCTTAGAACTTATATGTTCCAAGCTACACCTGATTACATCAAAAAAGCTGGTGACGATATCCAAGAATTTTTAGAAGGGGCATCTAGCGAAACAACTGGTTGGTTACAACCTGCTGAAGAGCTGGGGGGAAAACCTTTTGAGTTCAGTTTAGTACCTGACAATGACTTTCCTTATGAGCGAGTACGCCTCTATTTAGCCCATGGTGTTGTCGGTACAACGCGTGCCGCAATTTTTGATGAAGATGTTTTAGTTAAATAATTTTAAGGATCTATGAAGATGAATCCATTTGGCCCAACTACAGAAAAACCTTTAGCTTTACGTGCTTTTGATTCAGCAGCGGAGAATATTTCTACCGTTGTAAGTAAGGTTTCAAGTACTGATCGAGAACAGCAATCTGTGATTGAACAAGTACGACAAATTGCTCTGAACATTCTCTCCGATACGGTAGATACAATCAGTGAAGGTAAGCTTGAAGAAGGTGAACTGGGCGTTGATCATTTAGACGCATTAATTGTCGATGCATTAGATGGTACAGATGATGAAGAAGGCATCTTTGAAAGCGCTTTAATGGCGTCTCTTTCCGATGCTTTCTTAACATTTGGCGTTGACGCTTCTGATATTGAAGAGATCTTTAGTGATGATACAGAAGTTGCTGATGCGGCGTTAGAAGCAGCATCCAATACAGTTCTTGCTAATATGCCAGACGAAGGCCCTGAACTTGAAGAACTGGTTCGTGAGTTTATTTTCGGTGAAGCAGATGAAACTGAAGAAGGTTTCGATTCAATGGCTAAAAAAATTAAAGCTCGAAATGGAGCATTTAGCCAACGGAAAGTAAATGGGCGAAAAATTCACTACCGTGGTGTGCTGGCTATTCGTCAGGGTGTCAAAACCGTTGTGAATAAACGATTACCTGGTCAAAAGGTCCGTTTAACTTCAGCACAAAAAGCTGGAATGAAAAAAGCTCGACTTCATGCTTTTACTGCAAATGCAATCAACAAGCGTTTACGTTCATTCAAAAAAGGTAAACGCTTAGGTATTTACTAATTACTCATAGGTAAGGTCATTTTTGGCTTTACCTATAAACCATTTAATTAAGGAAATACTCATGAATACAACTCAAATCATAGGTGAAGCGCCTGGTATTCAATATCAGAAAAAAACTGATAAAACAGAAACAAAGACCAATCAATCATTAACTGACACAATTATTATTGGTCGTTTTATGCGTGGGCGTTTTGATGCACCGATGACAATACATAAGGGTAATATCCGTGGTGAACTTGGTTATGAACCAAATAATCCTGATTATCGTTGTGTCCAAGATGCGCTAGATCGGGGTGTACCTTCATTACAGGTTCTGCGAGTACCTCCAAATATTGGATAAAAAGCAGATTTAAAAAGCTACCTTTTAGGGTGGCTTTTTTTATGGAACCAATCAAATTTTAAGTGGATATAACCTTTTAATCTTGGGTCATATTAAAGCTATTGAGCATCAGAAATATGCAACAATCTAATCCGATTTTACTAAATCAGCTTAAACAAGATTACATTGCTCTACAGCAACTTGGTTCACCCTTATTAGCATGTCAGGGGATGTTTGTTCCTCGTGGCATGGAAGACCTTCGCTTCTTATTTAAAAGTTGCCCACGGCCAATTGTGAGTAATGAAGATCCAGCAGAAGTTCAATATGCTGGTGGATTTACTGGAATTGTTGCTGGTCCCCCGAAAACCCATTACACAGGCAACCTTCAAATCCTAGTAACTGAAGCAGGGCATGATCAATTATTAGCTGAATATGTCGTAGCTAGTGGTGGAATCATCCATGGTGATTATTACGATGGCCGATTAGGAAGTTTTACACGCTCATATGCACTTGAAAACTGTGCTATTCGCTTTGAGTCAGCTGAGTATGATTCAGATAGCCGATCTCAAGTTATGACTGTCTCTTGCCCAATCGACTATAACTACTTTGGTAGCTTCGCAAACATTGGTACCAACGGCAGTATTCAGCCGGGTAAAAAAGAAATTGATGGTACAGCTGAGCTTGTTAATCGAGTTCAGCAAGTGATCAATACTGCTCAACAAGCAACTAATCTTGCAAATGCTGTGCAAGGCGTTGGTCGTCAACTGGGCAATCTTTTTGGGTAATGGCTATGAAGTTATTACCTGAATCTGAAGGTTATGCTGTAGTTGCTGGCTCTATCCAGCAACTTTCAGAAGAACTCTATAAAGAATATCAATTATCGGGCTATTCAATTTTGCTTGATGATATCGTGAAAGCATTTTTAGATGAGGCAAAATATTATGCCGGATGGGCTGTTTTAGATTGTCAAACTAAAGCTACGACGAGTATTGAACTGAATGAAACTATCGAACTTAGCGGTAATGAGTACGTAATCATTCAACCTTTAGTTAAAGCTCACTGTGATCTTTTGCAAGCTAGATTGGTTGAAGCTACTCGTGGGCTCGGAGTCGAAAGTTATGGGCTATCTGTATCAGAAGCTCAACAGATCTATAATGAAAAGAAAGACGCTTTGCCTAAACTTGCGTTTTGTATGGCCCCAATGAGTTTTAATTTTAACTTGGGGAACCGTTAATGCAAATCACCATTGTATCTGCGGGTAAAATTATTCCAGCGTCTGAGCTGATTAGTGCAACTCTAAGAACTGATCTCGTACCTATTCCCGCATCCATTGAGTTCACAGTTCAATCTACTACTGAATTAGACTCCCTTTTAAAAGAAGGGGAGCAACTTACTGTAAATGACATAGCTCATCCTTTCGAACTTATCAAAGTCACCCCTTTAAAAACTCAGACTATTAAACAAGATCGCCGTGTAGGTGGCATCTCATGTATTGGTATTTTGGCTGGTTGTAAAAGACTAATCGAATATTCGAAGCAAGCAGTTATTAGTAATGAAACTTCTTTTAATTCTGTAATTCGAGCTTGTGGTGCAACCATCAGTCTAGGCAGAGATTTACCTTTGCCAAAATTTGTTTGTTTAAAGGGGAGTATGCCTACACAGCGTTTGGCTCATTATCTGCAACAAGAAGCGGCAGTAATTTGCTTTCAAAATAATAAAGTGTCTGCTCAAAAAATTGATTCTTTCTTCAAAAAGGAACCTATCACAAAACTAGATCCTAGTAGTGTCGTTTGGATATCCAGTAAACCTTTGGAACTGATGCAAAAATCATCTTTCGTCACAGTTGAGAATAACGGTTCAACGGTTGTTGGTGATGACTCAATAACCCCAGGCCACACTGTTACGCAAAGAGCTGGTTTAGATGCCCGACAAGTTAAAAACTTGGAAAAAGTTTTGATCATGCGTGGGACCATTATTAGACCACTAAATTTGAACTGGAATGCAGGCGATATATTCGAAATAGATAGTAAGAAGTATGTCGTTTTAACTGCTGCACATCATATAGATACAGGCGCAATCGGGGGATCAATGGGGACTTCATCAAAGTTCTGGATTGCTAATTTGTAGGTCAAATATATGAATGGTTTAAAACGTGCAAAGATTTTAAGTTACAACGCAAAAGGTCGTACTGCACAAGTACACATTCATGGTTTAACTGATGGCGCGAGTGAAGGCATTACGGCAACTTTTGCATATCCTGTTGGTGATAGCGATTTAGATACAGAAATCCAAATTGTGGAAGGTGAAGATGTTTATGTCTTCTTTGAAAATGGTAATGAAGAACGGCCAGTAATCCATAGTTATGTTAGTCACGGAGACGGCGCGATCATTGGTGTACGCCGTATTCGACAAGATAATATTGAATTTATCTCAAAAGAAAATTTAAAAGTTGATTCTGGCACAACTGTTTCGATCAAAACGCCGTTGATGAATGTGCAAGCTAATACACAACAAACTGGTAATAGCACATTAACGGGAAATAGCACTGTAGTAGGTAATACTTCAGTTGCAGGTAATAGTTCTGTTGCAGGCAGTATGGCCGTTGGCACAACGCTTACGGTTGCAGGTGTACCTATTGATCCTAAAGCTATTGAGGGTGCATTTAAAGACGCTCTTGATAAGTTAGAGGGTTTAAAGGAAGAGTTAAAAGAACAAGGCGAAAAAATTGATGAAAATAAAGACCAAGTAAGCCAAGAAATTGATGAAAAAATAAAAGAAGTAGAAGAGTTAATAGATAATATTAAAGATTCTGATGCCTATAAATTGCTTGAAGAAGGTATTAATCACATTGATGAAGAAGTGCAAAAAATACATGATCAAGTAAAAGAAGTAGGTCAGATTGCACAAAATAAAGTTGATGAAATTCGGGCTTATATTGATCAAGAAATTGTCGATACCAAACTGATTGTTGAACAGCATGCAAATGATGCAAATATTCGTTTGGATGAAGCCAATAAACGTATTGATCAATCAATTCAGGCAAATGAAGCATTGGTAGCTGATGCTCAACAACGGGCTATCCGCGCTGAGAAAGAACTCGATGACAAAATTGGTTTCATCAAGAGAGAAACGGATTCTATTATTGCTGATGTTAGAAGTGATTCTGATGAAATTCGCTTGGTCGCAGAAAACGCGAAAAAAGTTGCAGATCAAGAAGTTCTAGACCGTAAAAAGCAAGCAGCTGACACTCTAATTGTTATTGATCAAACTAAGGCGGCATTAAAACAAGATATTGATCAAAATTTAGTTAAAGCTGGTCAAATGATTGATGATGCTAAATTAGCTCTGGGTGAAGAAACTAATACCCTCATTAATCAAAAAATTGAACCAATAGTAAGCAAAACTGAAGCAGCAGTTAAGAAAGTAGATCAAGTAGCTGCACAGTATGTTGAACTTGATAAGAAAGTAGATTCTGGTTTTCTAGCTGAAGCTGAAGCACGTGCAAATGATAAAGAGGCTTTAACTCAAAGTTTTGAGCTTAAGTTTGCTGAAATGCAAAACGAATTGGGTAAATCAAACGCCTTAATTTCAGAAGAAATTAAAACTCTTGCAGCAAAAGATAAAGCTATAACTGAACAAATTAGTACTGCTCAGTCTCAAATTGGTGATAACAAAGCTGCAATTAATAATGTTGAACGTACAGTAGTCGATCTTGGTAAGTCTGTTGCTGAAAAGACTGATCAAATTCAAGCAAGTTTAGATACCACAAATGCAAGTTTGTTAAATGCTACTGAGTTAGCACGAATGCAATCACTTGGTAAGCCTTTACGTGACGATCCTACATTTCTATCTGGGAATGGGGGATTAAGCGCTTATGCGGTTCCTGCGGGCACAACACTTACTCGACAAGCTAAATCTACGGATAACCCAGTAAATAGCACACATGAGATGCTACTAAGAGCAACAGCCTCTCTTGGTGGAGGATGGTATCCAACGCTACCAACACTAGTTGCTGCGCCAAATAAAACTTATTTAATAAAACAAATTATTAAAATGCCAAAGGGCACTTATTTATTACCGGTTGGGAATGCTACAGGTACGGGTGGTTATTTACGTGTACTTGGGAATAAAGAAGGAACAGGCAAATTTGAGGTTTATTACTCTGTTGTTCAGTGTGGCTATGATGCGCCTGCAGCTATCCATGGGCATTTCCGTGTTATTGCTGGCTCTAATCCACCTTTGCCAAGTACTACAAGCCCGGTTGATGTAATTCTTGCTGATTATGAAGTCTGGGACATTACTGCACTTAATGACACCATCCCAAAAGCATGGCGTGATCAAATTACGGGTAATGCTTCATATATTGAAAAGGTTGAATCATCTGTAAAACTTGTGGATGAGAAGGTTGTTTCTGAAGCAAAAAAACTTGAAGAACTAAAGACTGACTATAATTCAAATAAGACTAAAACAACGTCTGATTTAGCGACAATTACTCAGTCAGTTTCTGATGGAGATAAAGCCTTATCATTACGTATCGACCAAACGAAAGCAGCTCTGGAAGAAGCTGATCGTCAGTCTAATTCAAATATTCTAGAAGTTACTGAGTCACTAGCTGAATTTGAACAGTCTACCACGACAAAATTTACAGAACTTGATACAAGTATCTCGAAGGAAAATTTGAAGGTACAAGGTCAGATTGTAGATGTCCAAAAAAGTGTATCTACCTTAGAAAGTAATACAAACACTAAAATATCTGGCCTTTCTTCATCACTTAAAACTACTGATGATATTGCTAAACTAGCATTCGATAATGCAGCCGAAGCGCAGCAAACTGGCACAACAGCGGTAAAAGCTACAGAAGCACTTTCTCAAAATTTATTAAGCCTAAAGTCTCAAACTCAAGTAACTACTGGTGTGCGGGCAGTAGTTACAGCAAAAGGAATTGATGACTGGACAACTTGGCGAACTACAGGTGAAGCTAAAGTACTTCAGGATTCTGAAGCATTTGGCGGATATATTCTTGAGCTTGGAGATAATGCTGGTAATGATGAAGCTTGGATTCACTGGAAAGAATTAGTAAAAATTAATCCTAATACACTTTATCGGGTACGTGCGCGTTTTCGTCGTGTTTCAGGTGAAAATGGAAGTATTTATCTAGGTGTCGCATGTAAAACCGCAGATCAAATTTACTATGTGACAACTACGAATAATCTAGCTACAAACATGGGCTCATCAAATTACTTATTGTCTGCAGTAAAACCTAATTTAGGCGAATGGCAAGAAGTAGTTTTATACATGAAGGGTAAGTCTACTGGGGCGGCAACCGGTTTAGGAACCATTGATAATCCGCGTACATTCCCAGCGCAAGCTGAGTTTTTTGCCCCTATGTTTATTGCAAACTACAACTACCAGACAGGAACTTGTCAGCTTAATTACATTATCGTTGAAGATAACAACTCTTTAGCTTCTTCTAATGATGCAACAGCAACCGCTAATGATTTATTCAAAACTGCAACTAATAGAACTGAGGCTGAAGCAGAACGGACCAGTAAACTTGAATCAAGAATGCAGAATGCTGAAACAGGTATTCAGAGCAACGCCCAAGCATTATTGAAAACGGCTACAAAGAGTGATCTTGATAGTGCCATGGGACGTGTGGCTACTGATATCACAGCTGCAGTAGATAATATTAAACTTGGTGGTGTTAATGCGGTAGCAAATTCAGAAGCTCCAAGAACTTCAACTGCACCTACAAGCCGTGAATACCTACTGTATGAACGAAGCAAGGAGTTAAAAGCTTTTTATGACGAAAATTTAGATAAGCCGGTTACCATTTCTTTTGAAGTGAGTGTACCAGTTGCTGGGACGGTACAAGTTTACTCTTCAAATGGATCCGCTCATTTTTTCACAACCTCAGTAACAGTCACAAAAGCAGGAGAATTTCAAAAATTTGTAGTTACTGTTTTTCCTAAACTACATACTGGTAGCACTACTGAATCTACTATTGAGTTTTATGGTACATATGGCTCAGGTCGAATACCAACTATTCAAAAATTACAGATTGAAGCGGGGAATAAAGCTACAGCGTGGAGCCCAAGCCCACGAGATACTCAAAGCTCATTAAGTGCTAATGCTGAAGCGATTAAAGTTACTCAAGCTGAAGTGAAGAAGCATGGCGATACTTTATCTTCTCAAAGTATAGATATTTCAAAGCTTAGAAATGATCTGACATTAACTAATAGCGAAGTAAGTAAAAAAGCCTCAACAGAAGCATTAGAAACAACAAAATCACAAGTTACAGAACAAGCTGGACAGATTAAAGCTGTTACTGAGCAGGCTAATACTTTATCTGCAAATCTTAACAAGTCGGCCCCAGCTGGTACGAATCTATTGATTAAATCTAATGTGGTAGGAACGTATAATGGCGTTTCATATCCTCATTTACGCTATAAACTTGGTGAAGATTGGGAAGTAGGGGCAAAGTACACACTTCTGTGGTGTGCTGAGCATACACGTGGAGCCGGTGATACAAACTCAAATTTAGCTGTTTATGCTGGTGGAGGAAGCCAGTTTTTACAGCAGGTTATTAACACACCGGGTAAGGTAATTAGCAAAATCACCTTTACGAAGACATCAGCTGGTACTGCAAATGAAGTTCACTTCTACATGCTTAACAAGCCTACAGCAGATAAGAACAGTGTAGGTACAGTTTATTGGGCAGTACTAGTTAAAGGAGAATTTATAACTACTGACAACTGGATTGCGAGCCCATATGATTTTAATGCGGCATTTGATCAAGTATCAGCAAATCTCACTGAGTTTAAGCAAACGTATGTTACTGAAAGTGAAGCATTAGCACAGCGTACTTCTAAGCTTGAAGCTGGCATAAGTGATGTTGAAAAAAATATTTATAACACCACTCAAGCTCTAAATAACTACGCTACAAATGCAAAATTAGATGAAGTTACTGCCTCACAAACTAAGGCATTTAATACATCTCTTACAAAATTAAATGAATCAATTAAAGCTGAAAATGATAGTGATTCATTAATTCCTGATTACAACTTAGCGAATCCTGAAAAGTGGATTAGCCATTATGGCTATGATATGAAGCAGTATTTTAAAACAACTACGACAGGCAAAGTTTCTAATACTGTTTTTCGAAAGGACACTACGGTTCCTGTGAACTGTTTTAACTATAGCTTAAGTTCAGTACCTAATGATCGAGCATACCGCATTAGTTTCTGGGTCCGTTGTTCATCTGACTCCAATGGTTCTTTAACAGTTCCCGTAATGTATGGTTATGCAGATGGTTTATGGACTACTGCTCGATATACAGCTTTAGGCATCCCTCAAGCTATGGTACCAACCAAAGATGGTAACTGGTATTTCGTATCTGTTCTATGTAATTTAACGTCAAATACGACTATCCAGCAGATGCGTTTCGGTATCGCGCCAGGTCATACAGGCACAGCAGGGTGGTGGGAAGTTCAGGGCTATAAAGTTTCACCAGTCTTAAATGACTCGGATATTGATAACACTATTGTTAAATCTTCAGTACTTGTAGATTATTCAAGTAAGTCTGATACGACTAAAGCAATCTCCGCTGCTACTGAGTCTCTTGAAGCCAAATTCCGTCAAAAATTTGGCGATTTATGGACTAACAGTTCAGCCACTCTTGATAGTACTCGTTACACGAAAACTGAGACGAACCAAGCGATTGCAGAGGAAAGTAAAATCATCAAAGCCGCTATTTCTACTAGCGGGGGCGATAATATTATTAAAAATGGTGACTTTTCTAAGCCTCTTGAAATTTCAAATTGGCGTCAAAATGCAGCAGTAGCAGGTAGCTTATTAGAAGTTTATAAGGACTCAAATGGGATTACTTGGGGGCATTTTAAATCAACCAATACAGCAACATATTTTAAAGGCTTTATTGAGACGATTACTTTAGCTGAGGGTTTAGAAGGGAATCAGAAATACACGTTGTCTTTCAAGGCAAAATCATTGACAGCTGCTCAAACACAAATACTCCTAATCATTCACCGTCGTGATGCTGCAGGTAGTAACAATCAAATTGGAACCTCTTGGAATAATATTTCTACAGATAAAGAAGTTTTATGTACATATACATTTGACACTAATCTTGTTGATTTACAATATATTAATGTAATTCTGTATGCTCAAATTGGATTTGCACCTGATTTTTTAATTCGAGAAGTTCAAATTGAAAAAGGTGAGCTAGCAACTGGTTTTAGAAAAAATCCTCGTGAACTTGAAAAAGGGTTAGAGGCTAATGCGACTGCAATTGAAGGTACCAAGGCAGATGTTAAAAAGAATGGTGAACAAATTGCATCCATTTCAGAGAATTACGTAACTTTAAAATCTGCGGTTGATAATAATAAATTATCTGCTGACGGCAAATTTCAAGAAATTAACTCAACAATTAGCGACAACCAACAAAATACAACACAGTCAATTTCGAACTTAGAGTCAAGTTATAAACAATTAAATCAGGACCTTGGTCAAGTTTTCAATTTCCGTGTTTATTCATGTGGCTGGAATGGCTTTTTCACAGGGATTAAAAACTTAAAAGGTGAAATCAAATCTGTAGCTTCAGCACGTGGATTTTCAGTTCATGTTTTAGCAGCTGATGGTTCTATAGCTTCATCAACTAGATATGATACTTATGCAGCTGTAGCAAATGCTACGGCGATGAGTAATGCTATTGCAGCAATTCCGAATGACACATTTGTTATTGTGACCAACTACGACAGTATCGGAGTAAATATTGCTACTGTTAAAAATGCCTTAATCTCTCTTGGGGCAAATCCATTTACAATTGATCAAATTACAGGGCGGGATGCATATATTTTAGTTGGTCAAAAGGGGATTGGTTCAGGTCGCGGTATCGAATTACATGCCACACCTGATACTGGGCCAAATGGGGCTAAGCAAATCATGCTTGCAGTACAAGTAGTTAGTGGTATCCCTATTGGTCTTGCAAATAATAGTGGAAACTTACAAAAGGTTTTAGAAAACCACGCTCAAATACTTCAAGAAAAAATTACTCGATCTGATGCAAAAGAAGTATTTGCTGAGGAAATCAAAGTCTTTAAAGCACAACTTGATACATTAAGGTATTCAGAAGAAAACTGGATTTTACTAGGTGATGATACTAAAAATTTAAGTATCGCCACTGGTACTAACAGAACAGTTGCTGTTTGGGAACTTCAATATAAACATAAAGAAATTCCAATCGATAAAGGTGATCCAATTGTTGCAAGAATCAAATATACAGCAACAGCAGGATTAGTTGGCGCAACATGTAGTATCCAATTTCATGGTGCAACTTATAGTGTTGGTTTGCCTTCTTTTATTGTAGCTGCAAGTGGTGAAATAGAAATTACAGGTATATTCCCATCTGATTTAAAAGCCTCTGCTTATGAAGCTATTCCATTGGGTTTACGGTTTGATAATGCTCCATCTGGGGGAACATTTACTGTAACCAATATGTTTATCAGCCGGGGTAATTCAGCGCCAAATTTTAAAGGCGGATTTAGATCATCTCTTAAACAAAATGCTCAATTTATTGAAGATACCTTTATCAAAGCAGATGCAAACAAAGGTGTTATTGCCCAGCAAATTCAACAATATGATGCTGGTGTACCTGGTGGCTTATCTACTGTAGTGAAAACAACAAAAGCTACAGCTGACCAAACATCACAGGATCTAGCTACACTTAAAAATACTGAAATTTCTCAGCTGCAAACAAGTACTAACAATCTTGGCTCGGCATTAGAAAATACAACAATGCTGGCGATGATGATTACGAATGGTAAGTTGGTGCAAGGAGATGTGAACTTTAAGAAGGGTAATAATGGTGTAAGTATTTACAATAATGCTGGAAATGGAAATGTTGCCGTTACCCGGGTTGCAAAAGGTTCTGATAACCCAACTACCTCAACACATGAGCTTGAAATCAAAACTATTGGGGCGGCAAATCCTACTTGGGGTGGTTTTTACCAGACTGTGAGTGGACGAGCTAATGCGGTTTTTGTAATTAAATATCTAATCAAATTGCCCGTTGGATATAAATTGGTGAATGCTGGTAACGCAATGGGTACAGGTGCCATTGATAGATTTATTGGAAGTACTGACGGTACAGGAAAATTCGAAACTTATATTCGAATGATTAAATGCGGAGCTACGGGTTCAATTACTTACTCAGGACATGTTTATGTAGCTGGAGGTACAACGCCTACTGCAACTGCACCTTTAGTTTGGACATTAGCTCAAATTGAACAATATGACGTGACTGATTACGCTTCAGCTGACCCGACATTACAAGACTTTGTATCTACAGCTACAGACTCTATTTCAACATTAACTAATTTCAAAGAAACTTGGGCGGCTAAACTAACTGAGATGAATTCAAAGTTAGATAGTAAAAGTAGCGCTTATATTCTTAATTCAGATTTAACGAATACAAATGTAGAACGTGCTATTGCCGCTTCATCACAAAAATTAACTTCTGAGTATACGAATGCTATGAGTGTGCAACCACTTGGTTCAGGTGGGGGCAAGATTTTCGTGAAACCTTTGACATGGCGTCAACCAATCACGACTACAGGTACACTTGTAATTAAGACACCAATTACAATTGGTGCCTTCATGACCAAGGTTAAAATCTCTGGTTATAACTACAACAATAAGGAAGATAATATTTTTGATTTGGACTTGGCATTCTATGCATATACGTCAACAGTGCCATTTTATCCAAATATGACTTCTCGTTCTTTTGGTATCACTTTAGATGATAGTAATGCTACGACTAAAGGTTTGGCTTTAGCTTTAGATAGCAATAATAAGGTGTGCATTTTAATTACCAAAAAAGATGCTTGGTCATATCCAGCTATTACTGTTGAGTCAGCAACAATTACTCATACAAACCCGCCAGATAACTTTAAGGATGGGTGGTCAGCGGCTATTGAAACAGATTTAACCGTTTATAAGTCGGTTACTCCATTCACAGTCACTTCAATGATGGAAACCACTGCAGGCTCACAAGCCAAAGTGGATGTTCCAATGGCCCAGTTAAGTGATATTGCAGCTGATAATAAACTCACACCCGTTGAGAAAAAACAGGCGAAGTTGGTCTGGGATACACTTTATCAAACTGATGCAAGCTTAAGAGCTGAAGCTGTCACTTATGGAATCTCTTCAGCTGCTTATGCTACGGCATTCAGTACTTTAAATACTTATTTAGCCGCTTTATTCGCCAATATGAATGCAACTAGTACGATTGACCGAAATCAGTTTATTACCAACTTTGCTAACGTTCACAATGCACGTCAAGCACTGGTAAGAGCAATATCTGAAAAGGCGAAAGAGATAGCCGATTCCGCAAAAGACTTAGCATCAACTACAAAAGCGACATTAGAACGTGATTACATGACGTCTACCAAGACGAATGAAGCTATCGCATCTTCAACTGAAAGAATGTCTGCTCTGTATTCTGCAAATGGTCAAAAGATCATGGCTTCAGTACTAGATACATGGCAAAAAGATTGGTTAGTAAAAACACCAAGTGGAAATAAACCTGAGCTTAATTTAGTGGCCGATGCAACTTGCCGTGGGGGATATGCACTAAGAATAGGGAATAACGTTGGAAATGATGAAGCTTGGTTAAATTGGTTTACTTCTTTGCCAATTGATGACAACAAATACTATCGAGTGAAGTATAGATTCCGCCGTGTTAGTGGTACGGGGGTTGTATACGTAGGTGCAACTTGTCAGAACGCCACTAAAACTAAATATGTGGCTCAAGACAACACCGAAATTAATGATGTTGGATCGAGTCATTATCTTGTTGCTGGTACCGCCCCAGCGCTGGGAACTTGGATAACTGGAACTGCATATTTCAAAGGTAGATCTGCTGGTGCAAGTGCAGGTGCCGGCACTCTATTAAGTCCAAAAACATTTGCAAATAAAGCCGCTTTCTTCACACCAGTATTCATTGGTAACTATTCAGGTAAAGCAGGTGAAGTGGATTTGGACTTTATTGATATTGAAGATGCAGACAATATTGCAGATTTTGAAAACTTTAAAACCACCTATACCACTGATGTGGGTGCATATGCTGGCGCATTACAAACCTTAGTTTCTGTTTACGGCCAAAATGCTATCAAGCTTAAATCACAAGCTGACTTGATTGATGGTGTGAAGGGTAAGTATGTAATGGGGATGGACAATAACGGCGTGTTCTCTGGAATGTCTATGGTCAGTGAGCAAACGAATGGAACCGTTATCAGTTCAATAGGTTTTCAAGCGGATAAAATTTTCTTCACAACCGGTACATCTTCAACTAAGTACATGCCATTCATAATCCAAGACAATCAAGTCATTATGAATAGTGATGTATTTATTAAGAATTTGACTGCGTCAAACTTTAAAGCAAAGTCTCTTACAGCTGAATTATTTAATGCTGAAAGCCTTAATGCTATTACATTTACAACGGTTGCAGCTGATGGGTCGAAAACAGTGGTTTCTGGGGGGATAAGTCGAGTGTATTACCCTAATGGACAGCTGGCAGTTTTTATTGGTGTGGAATAATGGCATTAGCAAAGCTTAAACTTTTTGAACAAAATGGAAAACTATACTTTGACAGCTCCCGAGATAGGGTGCTGTCATTTATAAAAACAATTAGGTGGTCTCAATATTACCCAGCCAATCATACTAATAACGGTCAGTATAAAATTTATACTTATAATATTTACGATGCTGAGATTTCTCCAAATGGAACTTATGCAAGATTTACTAATATAAATCCAGAAAATTCATTGCAAGAAGTTATTTCTACTTTCAAGTATTTTTCTGGTTATTTAGAGATGACATTAGTAGTCAATAATAACTATTTGAATGCATTCACTTTGAATTTTGATTTAAAAATTTATCGGAGATAGTTAAGTGCCTGCTGTAGCTAAATTTTTTTTAGAAAATGGTCAAGTCAACCTTGATCTTACTTCTAGAATTTTAAAAAGTGTAGCAAGCCAAACTCTTAGGTGGGATAAAACTAATACTTGGAATACTTATTGTCCAATAACTGCACGTAATGAGAATTTCAATGTTCATGACGCATATGATGTTGGAAGACCAACAATAATTTCTTCAACTGGATCTAAACCACCATCTAGTGAAATGTTTGAATTATCAACATGTTTGAAAGATGGCAGTATTTATTATATTGGAGGTGGATGGACATCTGGAGGTACTACTGATTTAACAGCAGATGTATATTTTAACTATGTATCTGATAATTGGTCAGGTGGGGTTTCTACAGATAAAATTAGGATATATTCCCAAGATGGCAAACTGATGTGGTCAGATAGTACTTTAAAAAGTTGCCCAATTTATATTAGCACTTTGGAATTTACATCCCTTAATCAAGTTAAAACAATTTCAAGTCCAAATGACCGCAGATTATATATCAATGAAGCATCAGTATTTTCTTCAGGAACTATTGTTATAGATGAAGGAGGCAGCTTTTTTTCTACCTCTGGGTTACAAGTTAGATGGTCAAATCAAGGTAAGACATTAGAATGTTGTTATATTTCTTCAGGGGATGGCGATATAACAGAAGTATTGAGACGGGTGGGTAAAGTAACTGTCGAGATATTTGAGTTTCCGACCTAACACCATTCTTGACTTTCACGCCCTTCATGCCAATTACCTTCATAGCAATGTCTTATTTCATGTGCTAAGCATTGCGGATACTTTCGCAAATAGATTATACAGGTATCACCCGTAATATCTGCATAAGCCAGTGTTTTGGGGTTACCTCCATTAAGTTTTCTAATTTCAATATGTGAAATAGTACGTTCAGGAAAGGGGATAACTCTATTATGCTCAATAAATGTAGAGCAGCCACTTAAAAAAACAAATAATATTATCAAGTATTTCATGAGAATAATTTTACCAATTGAATAACAGGAAAGGCAATATTCATTTGCGGAGAATAAAAAAAGCGCTCATTTAAGAGCGCTTTTTCACTGTTAAGCAGGCTGATCATTAACTGGCGGTTCTTCTACAAAAGTGTAGTTAACTGCAACAGCACCGGTTTTACGGTCCCAGCCTAAGGTAAGTGTTTCGAATTCAGGACGGTTGCTATAACGTTGGCTATTAACAATGTCAGTAGTTTTTTGTGCTAATTCAATATCCAATGGGGTAAAAACTTTCACACCTTCAGTCATTAGAATGTCCTCTGAACAGATTAAGAAATAAGTTCAGATAGAATTGCATGCAGTTAATTAATGAAATCTGTAAGGTTCCAATTCACTTTGGAACCCATCTATAAGTTAAAAATTATTAGTCATCAAAATACTTAATTATTTAGGTATTTTGGCTTAGTTATGTCTTCTCGGTTCTTATCATTGTTACTCGGTGAAAATGTTAATTCATATGATCAGCAATTCGATATGGCTAATCAGGATTCCACGGCGCAGCTATATGAAACCATGGCACCGTTTTCACTTGGGACTAATCAAACTAAAGCCAATAAGAAGCGTACTCGAAAAGAAATACTCACCAAATGGGAGAGAATGTTACGCTTTGCACCTATCGCAGAGGGTATGGGGATTCATGTTTCTGCAGCCTTAGGCGGAGATTCTTATAGCGGCCAACAAGTATTTATTACACCTGCAGAACGTTTGAAAAAGGCCAATGGACCAGCAGCTGAAAAACTAAAAAAACAACTAGATGAGCGCCGTGTAAAGATGGAAAAGCTTATCAATAAGTATTTAAGTAAGCTTGCCCGAGATGCTATATCTTTTGGTGATTCCTATGCACGTATTTATGGGAAAAAAGATAAAGGTGTAATTGACCTCGTATGTAATGAGTATACATATCCGCCGTTAATACAGCCTTTCGAACAAGGCAGTAAGACTGTGGCTTTTTATTGTTTAGATCCTCGTAATTGGCAAAAAACTATTACCAAGCTGAATACTATTCAAATGGTACGTTTCAAAATGCCCCGTATGAGCAATATTGCTCAATATGAGCTTGTAGAAACTGGTCTTGTCACGAAGATGTTAGAGGGTGATGATCCAGATGAGTTACCAATCTTACCAGCGCATTTAGGAGGCTCATTCCTTTACGAAATTGAAGATATTTATGATGATGTAATCCTTGCTTTGGCATCTATGAACAGCCAGCAAATTGCAGATACCGTAAATCAGATGTTCTTGACAGTAAATATGTCGGGAATGCCACCAGCACAACGTCAAGCCTATATCCGTGGTTTAGAAGGTTTACTTAAAAATCATGAGGCTTATGTCCGTGATGCTTTATCAGGTGGTGAAGCAGTCTGGAATACTGCTTTTCACATGCTTCCGGTATTTGATGAAAAACAAGTTCTAAATCCAGTGGGTGATATCAAACTTCAAAGAAGCTCACCAATTAACATTGAACAATTCATGATTAATGTCCGTTTGTTAATGGGCGGGATAGGTCTAGACCCAAGTATGGTAGGGTGGGCTGACATGTTAACTGGTGGTATTGGGGAAGGTGGAGCATTCCATACTTCTGCACAAATCATGCGTAGGTCACAAGATATTCGAACAGCAGCTTCCGAAGGGATTAATCAAATTCTTCACTTGGATTGGGGGTTTGCTTACAACGAACAATTTGAGCCTGAAGATTACCCTTGGCAAGTTGAATATTATTCAAACCAAACAGCAGCAGCTACAGAAGAAATCAACAATGCTCAATCAAGAATGAATACAACATTACTTAAAACACAAGTAATCGCATCATTGAAAGAATCAAATTTAGATGTAGATATTATGGCGTACATTCTTGAGCGCGATACAGGTATGAAATATGAGGAAGCATTAACATTAGCTGAAAGTATTGCTAAGAGCCGTAAATTTCCAGAGGATGAAGAATAATGGCTTTTTTTGAATACGAAATACAGAATAAAACTATAAATAACAGTTTGGGAAACGTTTTAAATCCGTTTAAAGAACGTTTTGCTAAGAATCCTGTCTTGTGGTCTGGTCTAACTGTTGACCGAGCTGTTTCACATTATCAGGAACTTTATGCATTAGGGACACTTTCTGCTGCCCATTTTGGAATTGAAATTCGCCCTTACCGTGCAAACAGTAAAATTGCTCAAGCAAATATTCCAATTTTTGATCCTTCAAATAAAGTTGCTTGGTTAGCCAATAATGTAGATGTATCACTACTAGATGCCCAAACCGATGCAGTGCATGTGGGGCACTTTCAACTCAACCATGTAACTGGCAATGCTTCAAATGAGTTGAGCATTTCATTTATTGAGACTAAAGAGGCGGCTATTGCGAATAGTGCTAAAGCTATAAAAGAAATAATGTTTAATAAAGATGGTACTCAATCGCCACCAATTGAATATTTAATGAGATTAAAAATATATGCTTTTGATAAAGCTGCAAGAAATCAGAACCAATTTGAAATTGAGCATCTAGTTTCACTTCAAGCAGGCAATTTGCCCCTTGATGCCTCTAATAAAGCACATGCCATTGTTACTTTAAATTTCATCAAAATGTTTCCCAACTTAAAATAAGCTATGGAACTCATTGGCTTTATAGATTCATCTAATTGAGAAAATATCCTCAAATTAAAATGAGGATAACTCCGTGAGTGTTAAATCAATTTTCATTCAAACACACGCACCACATCAAAGCCGATTAGTCCATGGTTTTGACTCCATGGTGAATAGTGGCGCTTGTTCAATTGGGTTTATTAAGGGTGATTACCGTCAAATTAATGCTTTAGTCACTGAAGATTACACGGAAAATGATTTCTGGCGTGTTGTAAATTTAAAAGGCAAAAAGAGTGGGATAGATGCGTTTGATTCCGTTGCGGTATTAGGCGCTATCGATGACCAGCATGCAGCTGATTTAGCGATACTGCAATTTGGCCGCATGTTTGATGCATGTGTTACAGATGTTATTGAAACAAATCAATTTGGACTTAAACGCCATTTATCTTCAAAACAATTTAATTTGACGGGTTCAAAACCGATTCAAAGATGGCAACTAGAACAATTACAAAATGTCGTAGCAGCTGAAAAGCCTGAATGGGATGGAATCAATTTAACTTCTCATGAGGGTGATACTTCTAAGTTGTTATTAGATATGCAACGAAATGATGATCATAGCCAATTATTAAGTAAATTTGATGGGTTACCTACGCTTTTATCTAGTCTATGTGTAGAAGAAGCGCATTATGATTCTATTATTGTTGATTACCAGCATTTAGAGCAGCTGTCTGCAATATTGCATCACTCTATGGAACAGTTTTCAAAAACTGGCGTCAAAATCGTTAACGTTACGGAAAGTAAGCCCTTTAAGCATAAAAAAGTCCTTCAAATTGCCCTTACTTATGATTTTGATGACGGCCAAAACTTCACAATACTTTTCCATAAGCCTGATCGATTATCAAAAAAAATTATTCCTACAGATTCATTAATTTCATGGAAGATCTTAATGAACAATCGGGATATAACAGCCGCAATTCAGCCAAACCAAGGAGAAGGAATTTCAATTCCTGTGCTCGCTGGTCGAATTATGAAATTGATTAACCAAAACAGTAACCGTTTTAAGCGTTTACAATCTAAAAAAGCAGAAAAGGCTAAAGCTTTAGCTGATGCAGAAAGTCGTATTGAACAAAAACAAAACCAGTTAAATTCTTTGAATGAAGAAATTTCCAATTTATTAAACAATTTGGATCAATTGCAAACTTCATTGCAATCGAAGCAATCAGAAGAAAATGAAGGAATCATTAAAGAGAATAGCCTCGATAATGATTTACCAGATAGTATTTCTGATGAAGAAGCCGAACGTTTAAAAGCCGATTTAAAGCGTTTAAATGCAGATCCTGAATGGGCTGGTGAAGATGGTTTACGTTACCAAGCATTCTTTAAACGTATCAATAAGGCTCTAGAGGGTGATTCTGATGCAGTAGCTTGGGCACGTGAATGGATTTCTGAACTAGATGACCAGGCTTTGGCTCAACAGCAAGCAGAATTAGAAGCAAAAAAACTTATTGATGCCGAAAATGAAGAAAACCAAAAAAGAAATGAAGAAGTATTAGCAGCACGTGCAGCTGGTATAGCTGAAAACAAAATGATGCAAGCATGGTTAGACACTTTGGAAAATCCTGAAGATTCTAACAACATTGACTTTATGGCTTGGGTTTCAGATCGCCGTAGTGAATTCTTAAAAAACTGGAATGGTGCCGAAGGTTCACCAGAATATTTAACAGCATTTTATGAATATTCAAGAGCATGGGCAGATGAACATTTAGCGGATCGCCTCAGTAATAAAGAGCCAACCCAAAATTCAGATAATGATGAATCTAAAGAACTAAATGCTCCGACAGAAGTTGAAGATCTTCAGCCTAGTACGACAAATGATGAAGGTAATCAACTTTACCGTTCAGTAATTGAAGGGCAGGTTAAAGTTAATCTTGAGTTATTAGAGCAAATTCGAGATGAAGCAGAAAAAGACTTAAATGATCCACTTCTTATTCCAGCGGTGACAGAACTCTTGAATCAAGTACAAAAAATGGAAGCGGAGAATATCTAATGACTACTTTAAATCTAATTTCTACACAAGATATTGTTAAAAATCCATTAGTTGTAATTGATCAAATGATTAGTTTTTTTAAACCTAAACAGCCCTTTACTGGGCTTTTGAAGGGTAGAACTAATAATGTGAAAACAGCCAAGGGGCAAAAGATTTCTACTGTATTCGCTTTAGTTGATATTGATCAAGTCATTGCATCTCATACAGCAACTGGTGCGGAAAACCCTAATTATCCGCAAGAATTGCAGCCACGAGATCGTAGTCGTGATTCCTCACAAGCATGGGTACAGAAAACTGCTAATGATTTAGACCCTGAAAGCCTAGGCCGCTCAGGTCGGGCAGATACGGGTGCACCGATAACTGGTGATGATTTAGTTGTTGAATCAGGAAATGGCCGAACAATGGCAATTAAGCTTGCCTATGAGCGTGGTACTGCAGAAGAGTATAAACAATGGTTAATTGATGAAGCTGATTACTTTGGTTTTAGCAGTGAGCAGGTCCAAGCTATAGCTCAACCAATCTTGATACGTATTCGTACAACTGAGATTGATAGAGCTCAATTTGCCATAGATGCTAACCAAGATGATAAGTTGTCTTTTACAGCTACTGAACGTGCTAAAGCTGATGCTAAACGTTTAGATGAGAATTTACTGGCTCTTTTTAACCCGAGTGAAGATGGCGATTTATTAGCAGTAAGTAATCAAAAGTTTATTCAAGGTTTTTTAAGTAAATTAGGTGATACAGAAGCTGCCCAGTACACAACGAAAGATAAAAAACCAACACAAGCTCTGATAAACAGAATTAAGGCTGCAATTTTTAGTAAAGCTTACAATGATGATCGTTTGTTAGAAATGATGGCTGATCATACAAAACCAGATCTTCAAAACATGCTAAATGCGCTCGGTGTTGCAGCGCCTAAATTCATTGAAGCGCAAGCTATAGGTCGTGGGAATGTTCAAGATATATCAGATCAAATCGTTGATGGGATGGAGCAGGCCATAGATCAGCGTGTTGCTAATGCAATTATTGATGCAGCAAACACCATTTTATCTGCAAAGCAAAATGATCAAGATATTGTTGAGTTTGTAAAGCAGCAAGGGCTTTTTGAGGATCTGGGAGAAGGTGTTGCTGAGCTCGCCGTGTTTCTAGCCAAGAATAGCCGCAGTTCTAAAAAAATGAGCATGTTGTTTAAAGCACTAGCTGAATTTGCTGAAAAACAAGCTTTAGAAAGCAATAATATCGGTTTATTTGGTGAGCCTGAGCCGGTCAGCGTTAAAGATGCTATCCAATACGCAAAACAAGTTCTTGGGGACGATTTTATTAATGTGCAAATGTACGATTCTTTGATTGAGTCCAGTATTACAAGTAGCCCTAAGTTAATTCGATTAACCAAAGAAGGAGCTGAACGTTTCCACGGTGCTTTGAAAATCAAAGTTGGTCAAGATGATGATAATGAAAAACCAGAAGTGAATAAAATTAATGAAATTCTTTTCGAAGGGTTAGATTTTTAGTTCTGGAACCTACAGAAAATTAAGTACTTATGATCATTCAACATAGGAATGTAAAGTTCCTATGTTGAGGGATATATGTCCATCTTAAAGCTTAAACCAATCACTAAAGACACAGTATTGGTTGCGATTTATTACATGATTGATTTCATGCATTATCAGAGCAATATTGCTCGATTTTTCCTTCTTATAATCCATAAGCAAATAGAACTTAACTTGTCTGTAGCAAAGCAAGCTTTAGCTTTTGCCCGTCAAGAAAGTGACTTTCCAAAATTGGATGAAGTTATTGAAGTCTTATATAACGAGGCTATCAAAAACATTGATGAATCAGTTATCCAACACCTTAATAACAGTTCCAGAAATGTTATTGCACAACTAGAGACAATTGTTTCTATTTTTGCTTGCGATAAAGAGCTGAAGCCATACACCACTAAAAAGAATAAAACACTACAGGTTATTGGTCTTAAAGGCATCAAATTAACCAAAGCTAAAGAGTTCGACCCCTATGCCTTTTATTATCAGGGTGAAATTCTTGTACGCTCAAAACATCTTAAAGCTATTCCAGATTCTCTTCTTTCAGAAGATCAGCAACTTGTAAAAGGATTATTCTTACATGTATCAAATACCAATTCAGATGTGGAATCAGTTGGCGAATTTCGTTTCAGATCCAGAGGACCAATTGTTTCTACAATTGGATCAGGAAAAGATGAACTTGAGACTTCAGAAGCAATCAGAAGTGATGGAGAAATTGGGGAACTCAGAGACGGTAATTCTGGCTTATCAAAAAGTGATGATGCAAGTTTATCTAGCGTCCGAAATCCAAGAAATGAATCTTCAGATGGAGATAGTGGAACCAGTTCTAACCGGGCTAACAGCAGCCGAAGCAGTGAACTATCTGGTAAGAGATCATCTCTTAAACGAGCAAGAGATCGATCAATTGTACAATCTGCTAAATCAGTTAGAGCTGCCTTAGATGAAAAGCTAGAAGCTCAATTAAAAGCAGATAATGTAGAAACCGTTTGGAGTGATGCTTCAAATATTGACGAAGCTTTGCCATATCTACAATCTGCACAGCGTGGTGATGTTTTTAAGACTGAAAAGCGCTTAATTGAGGAAAATAAGAAAGGTATTCTTTTTACTAACGGCACAGGTACTGGAAAAACCTTTACTGGGCTGGGTGTAGCAAAGCGGTTTATCAATGCTGGCCTTAAGAATATTTTGATTGTTACTTTAAATGATAAAATTGCAAATGACTTTGTAAAAAGCTCAAGCCCTTTGCATATCAAGGCTTACAAATTAAAAAGTATTAAAGATAACGGCGGTGATGAGCACTCAGTTGTAGTCACAACCTTTGCAAATTTTGGTCAAAATAAAAGTTTGGTTCACAAAAATTGGGACCTAATTTTAATTGATGAAGCTCATACTCTATCGCAATCATCAGATGGTAAAGCAACGGCAGCATTGAACAAACTACGAGCATTAACTGGGCATTTGCATGGTTTTAGTGAGTGGTTTGAAGATAAGTTTGCTGAGCAGATGCCAATTGAAGAACTCGATGAAAATGGTAAAGAAACAGAACAATACCTAAGCGCTTACAACAAACTGCAGGTCCTTCGAAATGAACAACGAAAGATCTGGAATTTGAACTGGAAACACCAGAAAAGTAAGGTCAAAGTTGTTTTCTTATCTGCTACGCCATTTAGTTATCACTTTTCACTTGATTGGGCAGAAGGCTATTTATTTGATTATATGTCTCCCTCAGTATCTGTTGATGACCAAGGTAATTTAGCTGAAGGATTTAGTAAGGCTCGAGAGCACTTCTATATGGGAAATCTTGGATATCGAAAGCGATATGGTAAGTTGACACGACCAGAAGCTAAGGTGGATACAGGTGTACTTGAAAGACAGTTTGCCGAAAATCTTAAAAACACTGGTGCTATGTCTGGACGCGATTTAGAAGTTAATTTTGACTATGATCGTAAATTTATTCTAATTGGCTCTCGTGTTGGTGAACTTATTGATGAAGGTTTAACTTATCTTCGCAATGGTTATAAAGAAATTGAAGGACATAAAACACGAACTTTTGAAGAATGGGCTGCTCAGACTGGTAAACCAACATCAGGCTGGGGACGTCATGCATCTATGCAAGAGTATGATCAGTTATTCACTGGAAATCGTTTTAAAAACATATACGAAATTATTGCAAAACGGTTTGATTATTTAGCAAGACGCCGTCTGTTGGAAGCTATTAAAGCTGAAGCTTGTGTTGATATGGTGAAAAAGCACTTAGCATTAGGCCGTAAAGTAGTTATTTTCCATGATTATAACGAAGGTGGTGGTTTTGCACCTTTCTTGATTAGTCAGCTTGATATCGAAAAATATGAGAGCCATTTAAGAGATGATATTGAGCTTGAATACGATTCATTCAAGGAAGCTAGACCAGATCTAGTGAATCTCAATCTTGATTATGATTCACCAGTTGAGACCTTAAAGAAAGCATTTCCAAATGCCCTTTTATTTAATGGCCGCATTTCAAAGCAACAACGTGAATCTAACGTAGCTTTATTTAATACCGATGGAAGCGGGCACGATATTCTAATTCTGCAATCAGATGCAGGCTCAACGGGAATTAGCTTGCATGATACAACAGGTAAACATCAGCGAGTTTTAATTAATATTGGGCAGCCAACAAAGCCGGCCAAGTTAAGACAGACAGAAGGGCGTATCTATCGTACTGGACAAGCATCGAATGCTATTCAGAGATACTTAACCACTGGTACAGCATGGGAACGGGCTGCATTTGCAGACACAATTGCTGGACGAGCTGAAACGGTTGATAATTTTGCCAAAGGTGCTGATGCTGTAGTGAGTATCAAAGAAGCGTTAATTCAGGCTTATGAAGATGCTAAATATGAAGAGCCAAGTCTAAATGATGGTATTGGTGGTAAAGCATACGATGAAGAAAATGCCCGTATTGCTAAGTTAACCCCATTTGATCAAGCACTAACATTCTACTATGCCAAAGGTAAGCGTTCTGAAAGTCGTGATAACCGAGAAGGTAAGGAATGGTATGCAACACCTGAACCACTTGGATTCAAAATGATTGAATGGGCAGGGGTGCACACTGGCGATTCTGTGCTTGAGCCAAGTGCTGGTGATGGAGCTATTGGTCGTTTTGTTCCGCAGGATGTAGAGCTGACAATGATTGAACCAACTGAGTCTTTAGCTAGTCGTGCTCAAATGGCAAATACAGGTGCTAAAGTTATTGTTGACACATTCGAGTCATTAGAGTCATTGAATAAGTACCATGCGATTGTGATGAATCCGCCGTTCGGTCATGCTGGCACATTGGCAATTCAACATATCAAGAAAGCCTTTGGTCATCTTTATGATGGTGGTCGTATTGTGGCCTTAGTACCACGTGGCTCGATGGATTCAAAGGTGGACGAATTTATTGATAGTACACCAGGTGCAGTTCTAACAGCTGAAATCTTGTTACCTCAATCTACATTCAAGAATGCTGGTACCGCCGTTTCAACTCGAATCATCATTATTGAAAAACATGCAGGATCTAATGATGTTCCAATAACACGAGAATTAGACTTTACACATCTTACAAGTGTTGAAGACCTCTTTTCAGAAATCCGTGACATCGCAATGCCTCCTAGAAAACTACGCATTGATGAGCAGCTTGCTAAGTATGAACTTTATGTAAGAACTGAACGTAGCAAGTATGTATTCAATGGGGACGGCATTGATAAACCTCAGATCAAGAATATCATGCTCAAATTCTGGGGCACAGAAGTTAATGAATTCGATGAGATTGTTATGCCATATAACAAGTCTGCTGAAATTATCAAGAAGATTGATGAATTTGAGCAAGAGAACAATATTAATTTAGCTGCTTGAGATTTAATTTAAAAATACGCTCTTGATGAGCGTATTTTTATAGGCTTCTTGATTCGAAAATATAAAATTTATAAATATTATGTCTTTGACGACTTCACTATTTAGAAAATAACGAACTTACACGTGCACCTATTATACTTCTTGAAAGTAAAAATTTACCATCAATTCTTTCAATAATATTCCCGGTATCATCCAAACTGAAATGAGCAATTTGGGGATGGTTAAATAAAAAATCAGGCACTGGATATTTAGCACGAGGATTATGAAAAATATATAAACCATCAAAGATCGATTCTGAATATTCTTCTTTAGGTATGCCATTACGAATATCTGGGATTAACGTGTCCACATTTACTTCATCCCTAGTGTAAAGCGCATTAAAATAGGTATATTTATTTGCTTCAGTTACTTCAGCTAATGCTTGGACTTTCCCCCAATTAGCATACGGGTTATAAATTACACCACTAATGTGTTCATACTCCGAAGTTGTAAAAAAACCGAGGGGAATTGCTGCTCCATTATCTTTCTCAATAAAATCCATTTTTTCTTTTGGAATATAGGAGAGTTTTTCTGAAATCGCCCTTTCTTCATTAAGATAAATTCCATAGAGGACTGCCATTAAACCGCGATGACCTATAAAATGGGAATGAGGACGATCAAAAGAATTAAGACCTAAAATAAAAGGTTTACCAACTACATGCGGGTATTTGCAATAAGATTTTGTATATTTTTGAGATTTAGTGACAATAGAATTGGCAATCCTAATAATTGATTTCCTATTGAACTCTTTAAAGTCTATATTAAAATTTAAATAGTCTTCTGAAAAACCATATGCTGGCGACCCATCTTGTTCTGGATTTGCAATAGTCGCTTCAATACAAAAAGATAAATTATTTTTGTTGCACACAAAGTCCGGCGCATGATGTTTATAGTCTATATCAATATTTTCTGATTTCAGGATTTTATTTAGATATAATTCCATCAAAGAAGATTCAAAAGTAGTTTGGAATTCTTTTACAAATTTATTATCTCGATCAACAAATCCATCAGCCCAATCTAAAATTACATTCCTTTCAGCATACATTGCTTCATTTGATAAAAATTTAAAAATATCATGCTGTTTTTCAACTTCAACAATAGGTGTGAATAAATCTAACATTTTTTATTTCTCAAACAATCGCTTAAATAAATATTTGCAATTCCATCATACTAAAAAAATACTCACAATCAACTTGATATAAAAATAAATAATTATTGTTTTTAATATTTTTTTAGTCGTTTGTAATGCTGGAACAAAGCTAATAAATGGTCTTCTTTTTTAATTGATAATAACTTTATCTTTATGAGTTAGTACTTAAATATGTCCAAAGCTTTAGCTTATGCTCCAGCTGTAAATACAGCAAAAACTAAATTGCCAAGTACTGAATCAGATCCTTTCTTTGGTTCGATTTCAAAGCATAAATACGCAGAATTTTCTCTTTGTGATAAAGATGGTAACCCAGTAGCATCACCAGTAATTCGTGCTTTGTTGACTGAAGGCGACAAAAGTATTGAGAGCCAATGGCAAACTCCATTTGAAAATAGCAATCCAGAACTAAAGATGCCTATGTTGATGGCTAACTTGCAAACTGGGCAAATGCTTCAAGTCGCTGGTTCTTTAGGGGAAAACTCCCCTTTAAAGTCTGCACTATTTGATATGGCCTCAGGTCCATTAACAAGTGCTGAGAATGCACTTAAAAGCGTTGAAGGGCGAACAAATTTAACCAAAGTGAATACAACTCAAGTATTCCTGTCTACTTCTTCAGTACGTCTAAATTTATCAATTTTCTTCTTAGCTTTTAGTGATGCAAAAACAGAAGTTGAGGACAAGATCAAACAGCTAGAGGCTTGGAGTCTACCTGTTTCTTTATCTTCTGATTCAACACTGCAGAATGTCGTTAATGATTCAAATTCAACCTTAGAAGGATTGTTTTCAGGTGTAATTCCACCGTTCGTATCTCTTACAACTCACGGCAAAACTTATAAACCATTCATTATTGAAAGTGTGTCTGCTCCAATAGTCGCGCCAATTGATGAAAATGGTAACCGGTTAAGTTTGGCCGTCAGTATTAGTTTAATGAGTCGAACTGCATGGGACTCAAAAGACATTTACTCATTATATGGAGGCAACTAATGATTACTTTTGACCCTTTGTACGTTGGTGAAAATACCTACCAAATGCAAGAGCTTAGTTTTGAGCAATGTCTCAAAATATCTATCATTGCTCCAAATTTTAATGAAAAAAGACTTTCAGCTTTTCTGAAATCAGCATTAGACAATGTGGATCCTTTACTTTTATCAATTCAGGAACGGTATTTATTGCTGCTTAAATATCTTGAAAAACAAAGTAATACTATGTTGGATGTGATCACTGATTGGTCTAAAGTTTTCCTTCAATCAGAAAATAAATGGAAAACTGAAACTACTCAAAATGGAATTACGGTTAGACAGCTTATTGGAATGGAAGCGGAGTTCTTAGAGGCAAATTGTAAGAATGTCGCTGAATGGATTGCCTGCATGATGGCTTTTCAGTTGAGTTATTCTAATCATGAGCATTTAGCTTTATTGCCGGATAGAACAAACCCTCAATTATTTGAAGAACAATTTAAGCAGCGGCTAGATTTCATTAAGAAAATGCCAGCTAGTGATTTTGATTTGTGCTATCAAGACTTTAATAATTTAAACAATGAGTTATTTACTCATTTACGGTTAAGCGTTGATAACCACGGTATTTTAGTGGAAAGAGGTGCAGATGACGCGCCTGCACGATTTCGCACCGCTTCCGTCTTTACAGGAATCATCAAAGAGTTGGACCGATCTTTTGCTTGAAACAGCAAGTAGTATTTCTGAAAACTGTCCAATGCCTTTATCCGATGCGTTGAAAATGCCTTTGAGTTTTGAAAGTACTTACTTCAATTCATCAGCATGGGAAAACCGTAAGAAGCACTTAGAAAATAAAATTGAACGTCACAATGCTTTTATAAAGTTGGGGCAGGAAGTTATCAAAGGTTTGAATGCATTAGCTACTAGAAGTCGATAATTAATCAACATTAAAAAAAGTCTGAATAATTCAGGCTTTTTTATGCCTTTCATATTGGAACCTTGCTCAATTCAAAACAATAACACTTGCAAAAATACCCACAAATGAAACGTGGGGAAATAGGTCATGTCTGAACATCAGACACTTGAAATCACAATCACTAGTTTTGCCAATAAAACAACAATTTTTAGTGGTGTAACAAGTGCTATAGCGTCTTTAGCATCTTTTAATTGGTTGAGCTATTCGGGTGCAATTGTAGCTGTAGCGGGCCTAATCATAAGCTTTATTTTTCAATGTAGACGTGATCGCCGTGAACGTAGAGAGAGTGAGTTGCGTGAAAAAGAAAGCAAATTGCGAATTAAAGCTTTAGAGCAAGATACTAAACGAGAGAGGAAAGATGATGAAGTTAATTGAAAATAATGCTTGGCAGTATCTTTCTGTTAAGTTACCCGCCATAGGTGCATTCATCATGTTAATTTTGTTACCAGCACTTCAATGGGGTGTTGATTATGAAGTTATTCCTGAAAAATATCATGCATTTGTTACTGGTACTTTAATGCTTGTTCTGTCCTGGATTGGTAAGAAAATTTCTCAACCACGACTTAATGGTCCTCAATTAACAGGCCAGTTAGTAGGAATCAACACTTTAATGAATATTCCTACACCGACAAAGTTTGATGAATTAGCTTGGATAGCTGAAGCAAAAAAACACATTGGGCTGCAGGAAATACCAGGTAAACAGCACAATCCAACTATTTTGAAATGGTTAAAGGAGCTTAAAGCTTGGTGGGCTGATGATGAAACAGCATGGTGCGGTACTTTCGTTGCTCATTGCTTGAAATCAGCTGGAATTGCTTATCCTAAGCATTGGTACCGTGCATTGGATTACGTGAATTACGGCACAAAATTAACAAAACCGTCTTATGGCTGTGTTGCTATTAAAACCCGTAAGGGTGGAGGCCATGTTTGCTTTGTTGTAGGACGTGATAAGTCTACTGGAAAACTTGTTTGCCTTGGTGGTAACCAATCCAATAAAGTGTGTTACGCGCTATATAGTGATTCAGATTTCCAAGAGTTCCGCTGGTATGGACGTACACCTCAACCAGCAAGTAAACGTTATTCTTTACCGCAATTAAAGGGCGTAACAGCTACTCGGGTTTCTGAAGCCTAATGAAGTTACTATTACTGAGCTTTCTTTTATGTGGTTGTACGGCACATACAATAAATAGCAATGTAAACGTATCTATTTGCGTTAAAGCACTTTAAAAAAAAGCCCTGAATATTCAGGGCTTTTTATTTTTTTAAGTAAAAAGTAACTTTAAGATTAGATAATGGAAGTCTCAAACGAATAAACAATTCTAGCCTTCAGCAAGGCGTCTTTTGAGAGATGTAATTGTTTCTTCAAGCTTTTTACGTTTGGAATATCTGCTGCGTGTAATTTGAAGTTTAGAACAACCAGTAATCGTTAGAAGAATTAAATTATCAAAGTCATCTAACTCAATCTTACATCCAATATCCTTGAAAGCATCATTCAAAATTTCAACTGCCTGCGTACCTGTTAAAACGTCGCTCATTAGTAATAGCTTTCCACTAAAGATGATTATTACTCTAAAACATATAGTGAAAAATTGGTACTTATAAAAAAGCCCTGAGTATTCAGGGCTATATAAAGTTTACTTTCGGCAATCATTATCTCCGAGTTCATCTTTACCATAAGATTCATTTAGTTTCTTAAGCCATGTAGCCTGTTTTGCATCTACCCACGTATAGACATCTTTATAGTCAGCTTGTGATTGTGGAGGTAAATCGTTTTTATAGTGCTGAAGGAACTTAGTTGTCCAACATAATTGATTCAATTTTGCCAGTGACAGACTTTCCTCAATTACAAAATTATTTCCAACTTCTTTCTCAAGTTCCTTTAAAACTCCCATCTTTTTTAAGGTAGTGAAAAGCAAAGCAGTGGTTACCTTATTTTTCTCGGTGGTAATTGCGTTTCTGTAAACTGGTTGGTCCATGATCAGCATATCAACTGCTCCACGAGTAGAGTTAATAACTGCTTCTCTGTAGTTATTAACTTGCGTATTAGCACAACCACTAATAGCCAGAACAAATATAGAAATTAGGACTGTTTTTAGGGGATTAATAGAACCCTTTCTCGCGAACATTAATAGGATCTCCAGGATATTCTCTAGATTGTTTCATTATCTGAATCATTTTAGGGTTAAAGTCTTGGTTAAAAACTTTTTTAAACATGTCTCGGTTAATAAATAAAGGTCCATCATTCATTCTTAACTGTGCTAAATCAACACTGGCCCTTGCCGCATTCAACTTTGCAAAAGTGTCTTTGAGGTCTTGAATTTTTCCATATATTTCTTTGCCTTGATCGAACTTACTCAGATTTCGTAATTCAAGCAGCTCATCAACTGCAAAGGCACTTAAAAAGCGAACCTTAAAAGCTGTTTGTTGGAATTCACCAACGATTCGTGCACCTTCTTTCATGGCATGTTTAAGTACATAATTATGGAAACGAATATACATTTGGGTATGAAAGCCTGGATCGGAAAGAAGTCGATCGTCAAACTTATTCATGTCCCATTCCATACCAAACCGAACAGCCATTAATAGTTCAATTGTGTTTGCTACTTCTGCCCATTGGTTAATTCGCATCATAAAGTTATAAGGGCGGGCCATATAATAATTACGAATCTTGATATGGTCATTACAGAGTGGCTCAGTAATAACACATACTTTTTCCTCATGTGGGTAGGCATCCCATGCTGGGGATGAATCTGATAAATGTCGATTGTAAGGATCTCTTAAATTTTTATCTGACATTGTTTATTCCCACTTAGCCATTGGCTGAGATAAATCGAAAGTTGTTAAGTCGATTTCTTTTGCTTCGGTGCCTGTTTTGATTAGCTCTGTAAATCCATTTTCATCAGTGAATCCTTCAATTTCACTGCCATCAGGTCCTTTTAATTTGAAGTATTGTTGTGCAAGTGGTTTACCCGTTTCTTGGTCTTTTAACTGAAACTTAATCCCATGTTCATCAGTCTGAGGCATAAAGCTATCTTGAGTAGCGTTACTTGTTTGGGAGCCTTGAGCACTACTACCACCATTATCCTGAACAACTAGACTCTGTTTTGGTAGCAATTTGCAGCCACAAGATAAGCTGTCACCAGCACGAGCGGCCATCTTGCCAAAAATATTCATATGTGGATCACCGGACACGATGGTAGCAACAACTTTATGGGTAGGACATGTTGCTTTGTCGCCAGTACAGGCGACCGGAATACCGTCAATTTGGAACAAACTGTTCCCAGAAATTACTTGTCCACCACCAGTGGTCGGGCAGCCTATAGTTATGTATGGTGTTGCCAAATCCTTTCCTTCTTATATTCTTGAAGTGACAAAAGCATATCAAAGAAGGATAGACAGTGCTGTATTGTTTTTATTATGCGGTACTGATCAAGAGTTAAATACTAACTGGAGTGTTGATATTTATATAAAGCCTACTAAGGAGAGCTATTTTTTGATTTTTTTATTATAGTCATTGTTAATTTTCCTATTTTCCCGTTTTTTTAAGTATGTATATATTCTTGCCTTAATATGATAATCAAACCAACTAATGAATTTTTGTTTGGTTAGGTCAATTTCTTCATATTCGTCATAATGTTTAAAAGCTTCTAATTGAGAATGTATTTTGTAACTTTGCCAATCTATAAGGCCATCTTCCAAAGCCTTATCAATAACATTTTTAATATGTGAAGAACCAATTTCCATTTTTAATTGTTCAGTATCAAAATTTAATTTCCCCCCTAATAGTGAGCTTTCAGGTTTTTTACTTATTGTAATAAAAGAATTTTCACCATTCTTTTGTACTATTTCAATAAAGTATAAAACATTATTTCCAACCGGAATACCATTTATAAATTGCCCTTTATGTCTAACAATTAATGCTGTAGTATAATGGCTCAAAACTTTATGTATAATATTTTTGTATCTTAAGTTGCTACATACAACGATACCTTCTGTAGTGTCTAAGACTATTTTTTTCTTTATTTTCTTATTGTTCATAACATCTATAAGATTAACAATTTTTTTTACACCCGCCATATAAACGAAGTGTGGCTCAAGCTTTTGGTTTAAGGTTTCATAGGGCTTAAGTACAAATGTTTCATCATAACCATCGATTAATTGAATATAAATATTATGACCCATTCTAATAAATATTTTTTTAATTATGACGGGCTTATCTTTTTTATTAACTAAAATGATTGATGAAATGTATCTTTCCATCGATGAGAAATCACCGCGAAGTGTATAAGTTGCTGCGATACTATTTCCAGACTTTCTTAAATAATTTCTAGCAGTTATATATAAAGCTAATAAGGAAATTAATAGTGTAGGAAGGAAATATTCCGGAGTTAGCTTCAAAAATTCTTTTAAATTTATATAATAAATTGGCTCAATACTGGTAAAGTATATTATTGAAAATAGAGTAAGAGAAAAGAAAGCCAATAAAAATAATCTATCAATCATAGAGTTTGCCAAAAAAATTTTAAGTATTAAAAACAATCAATGATTTATAGTCAATAACTCATCCCATCGAAACGGATTTTTACTTAATTTATCTCTACTCATCGACCAGTTGCGGCCCGGTACATAACATGTACTTATACCAAGTTTTTTCTTTCCGAATTTTGTGTGTACGTTATCTAGTGTTTTCATCAATTGTTCTTTCTTTTCTAAAGCTTCGAAATCTGTGAGCAGGTCATAAGTGTGACCAGTTTTAGGTTCTAGCCCAGTTAGTATCACGCCGCACTTCTTATATTTGATCCCTTCTTTAAAAATGTGGGATACCATTTTTGTTGCAGCTTTTACGAAATCTAATGCACAATCTGTGGGCTGTGAAAATGAGCCAGTTATTGACTTGTTATAGAAAGGTACATTTTCATCAAAAGGACTAGATTGAACAAAAACAATAAGACAGCCGCATAATGACTCATCATCTCTTAATCTCTTACATGCTTCTTGAGCATGCATTGCTATCGCTTCTTGAAGGTCAATAAGTTCGGTAACTTTTGCACCAAAAGAACAAGACTTAATAATTTGCTTTTTAGAGGGTGGGGTGTCTTCAATTTCAAGGCAAGAGATGCCTTGCAGCTCATTTATAGTACGAGCCATTACGATAGAAAATCGCTTTTGCATTTCACGTGATTCAGTACATGCAAGATCTAAAACAGTGTTAATACCCATTGAGTTAAGCTTTTTAGTGTGCTTACGGCCAACCCCCCAAACCTCACTTACATCGATAAGTGAAAAATAATATTCTTTATTGCACGGATCCATATTTGCTAAATTGCACACCCCGTTAAAGCCTATATTCTTTTTAGCAATATGATTGGCTATCTTGGATTCAGTTTTGCTCCTACCGATTCCAACACACACTGGCAACCCGAGCCATTTCAATATTTTTTGGCGCATATCTTGCGCGACATTTTCTAGATCAAAATTTTCTTCATACGCTGAAAAATCAACAAAACACTCATCAATTGAATATTTTTCAACTTCCTCTTCTGTTGCATACGAGGTAAGAATTTTATGAAATCTACGGGACATTTCTGCGTAAAGTTCATAATTACTAGAGAGAACAATAACATTGTGGTTTTGTACTAGGTCTTTGATTTGAAATAATGGCACCCCCATCTTTATATTTAAATTTTTTGCTTCATTGCTGCGCGCAACGGCACATCCATCGTTATTTGATAAAACGATGACTGGTTTATTGTTTAAACTTGGATTAAAGACTCGTTCGCATGAGACGTACATGTTATTTACATCTATGAGAAAAAAGACTTTATCTTCATGTCTCATGATTTTTTTCTTGTATTTTTTAGAATATAAGTAACAACACCCCAAATTATTAGTTCTTGCCCGTCATGAAGATGAATATCATCATAATCTGGGTTTTCAGCTTTTAACCAACGCTCATTTTCATCAATCATTAAGCGTTTAACAGTAAAATCATTATCTATAAGTGCAACAACAATATCGTTGTGTTTCGCATCAAGACTACGATCAACAATCAACTCATCATCAATATCAATGCCAGCGTTAAGCATCGAAAGTGATGCCACTCTAACAATAAATGTTGCTTCTTCATTTTTAATTAGGTGCTCATTCATGTCGAGAGTTCGATCAACATAATCTTGAGCAGGAGAGGGAAAACCAGCTGAAACTTTTTCTATAGCTAAAGGTATTGAAAAAAAAGTAGTAGGTGAAACTAATTTTATGGATTCAACCTCACTCAATACCTTGCCAGCATTGAGATGTGGTTTAATTTCTATAATGGAATTGGGGATAATGCTCATAGTTACTTCTTGATTTCGTTACATAATCAAGATGATATGCTAGAGCTTGGTTTAAATTCAAATTAAAAAAATTGTGCATAAATAATGACTAGTCATTACTTGTCGCGCTAGTTAGTGCATTTGGTCGGAAATTCAACGGTGCTAATTTGCACTTTTTTTTGTTTTTGGGAAGTAGTCTGCAGTAAATTCACCTAAGGGTATTTCAAAGAAAAATTGATCAGCATCTTCTTTTTTACAGTTTAACCAGTCTTCTCGATACTCTTCCGGAATTACGATGATGGATCTCTTTTCATCTTCAGGCTTATGGAATTGGTTCATGAATGGGTGGTTGTCAGCGTTGATTGTAAGCATAGACATTGATCTAACTTGCTGCCCATCAATAACAGTTGAATCATAAATAGCTGCCACAGTGAATGGTAAGCCGTCTTCTCTATAAATTCCCCAACGTTCGGCTTTACCATTTACATATCTTGGTTCATAGATCTTTTCTACAGGTATCAAAGCAAACTGGCTTTTAGCCCATGCGTGTCGGAAACTAGGCTTTGTATCGACTGTCTCAGTTCTAGCATTGTATGTGTATTTAGAAAATTTAAGGTCATGGTTCCAAGGTGGAATCATGCCGAATTTAACTTGCCGCCATTCTATCTGACCATCTTTAAAAAATATAAGAGGGCAGTCGTAGCCAGAATAAACATCATCTTTGTAGTCGAATGTTGGCTCAAGGAGATCTAGTAGGTGTACTCGGTCCTTAGATATGGGTTCATAGTTTGCACACATGTGG